ATACTCTATCACTCACAGCATCTCTGCCCATGTCTTCTATTTTCCAGCAATATTCACAACCTGCAGGTCTTTCACCAGCAATCATTTTAGCACGATCCTGTTTCTTTTGAGGAGTGTTGTGCAATAATCGAGGATTATCTTTTAATTTTTCTACATCCACTCGATGTGCAGGTGGATGATGACAACTGGTAGTCATGCCAGATCCCAACCATATGGTAGCATTGTACCATTTGGCTCCACAGAAACTGGGAGATAGAGAATCTAATATTTGTTTACGATATTCAAGATCTGGATTCATTGTTTTTAATTGCTGTATAAACTTTATCAGCCCAAAGTTTATTTTGTTCAGCACTCATATGGTTGATTATGCCTTTGCCCCATGGCATGGTAGCACCTCTGCCAGGTAAAAAATTTAATTCATGATTCAATGATAGAGCATACATGCTCTCATCAACGAATATTCCACTGTTTAATTTTATACCAGCATCTTTTTTTGATTGTTCAAATGGTCGAAAACTCCACGTTTGTACAATTGTTTTATTCTTTATTTTAGATAGAACATCATGATCAAACCATTTTAGAGCATATTCATAACACAATTCATCTTTGTCATAGCTGTGTAAATGTATAAAATATTGTTCTAGAGCTTCATAAATTTTAGGATCTACTCCTTTCATAGGAGCAGTATTAGCAGAAAGTATTAAAGATGGATGATACAATCTATAAGGTTCTGTATAACACAAAACACAGATATCAGGTAATCTATTTGTTTTGTTCAATTGATTAAATTTAAAGAAAGTAGTCCATATACTTCGTCCAGGTTCTCCCCAATGCACTATTCGAGCATTTAATTGATTGGCTAATAATACACACCAGCTCTCGGGTTCTCTGCCGGCACAGAAACTATCTCCAAAGAATCCTATTGTTTTCATAAACTCTTACACTCCTGCCAAAATTCCTGCATCTCAGGAAATGTTCTTTCAAAGCTCGTACCTCTCCTGCGATCATGTTCTGCAAAAAATGCGTAAAAATTCTTTTTTTGCGTATTATTTGTTTCTGTGTGTTTGCGCCAGTAAGCAAGATTGCGCAGCATTTTTTGAATCTCAAAGTCCTTAAACACAGCATAATCTTTCTTGTCTGAATCAGTGTTCTCTTGGTACTGTTTCATATACTCTATGTTTTTCTCGTGTATACTTTGATAACTTTCCGGAAGCAGAGTGATCTGCTGCCATGCTGGCTGACGCAGTAGAGGTATGTCGAACCACACTCGCTGATAGGTAGAAGAATGTTTCTGTCTCAATTGACGAATATCCACTAATAATCGATCCAGTGATGTTACACTGAGATTATTATAGGTTATAATAAAGCTCACACTGTTGCGTCCAGGTATGCGAGTTAAAAATTCATCCACATTATCCATTAAACGATTGTAATTCATACCATGTCGGATATATTCAGCACGAGGTCCATGAGCATCCACAGATACAAATTGCATGAAATGCTCGATGCTCTCATCTAAACACATTCTTTTGACAGCATCAAAATACTGATTCTTTAATTTGTCTGTGGGTGGACACATATTAGATGTAACATTCAAATGTAGATCAGGTTTTGGATGTGATATAATATAATCAAACACTCGATAAGTGTTGTTATCCATCATGGGTTCTCCACCAGTCATGCGAAAATGTTTTAAATTCTTATACAATTCGGGCCACCATCGCCAAAATGCTTCCACATAGGGATTGTTTTCTCTGTTGGGTATGGGTTTTCTACGACCCATGAAGTGTTCGGGTGCATTGTGTGCTGGATGGGTAGGATATTCTCCATAGATATCTATCTCTTTGCCCCACGTGGTGCTGAATTGTGGTGAACAATAGCTGCATTTTAGATTGCAAGCATTGTTAAAATTCACTTCCACATACGAAGGTGTGTGCTGAACATTGAGAGGATCTTGCGTTATCTTGTCAAAATCCTGCATGGCCCATGGTTCTCCACTACGATAGTGGCGATCACTCATCTCTCCAGCGTCTTCGAGTTTCCAACAATAGGAGCATCCTTCGGGTCGTTCTCCCGCAATCATCTGTCGTCTCTCTACAATCTTCTGTGCAGTGTTGTGCAGAGCAGCAGGATTTTGAGCCAATGCTCCTGCATCTATTTCATGCAGTGGAGGATGATAACAAGAGTTGGTTAATCCTGTAGGCAGGTGCAATGATACCTGATTCCATTTCGCAAGACAGAAACTTGGGCTAACTGTGTTTAATTTTTTCTGTGCTTGATCAGCATTGTGTTTGTAATCACTTGCTTTCACGATCTTGTACTCCTTTGTTTCTGTAAGGTTGTTGACAAAACTTATAGAATCGACTCTGTTCTGCATCAAAATCTGCCACAGGCAATCCCAATCTCTGTCGTAAAGAGTTGCCATGAGCTATAATATCAGATTCTATATCATACATCATGCGGGAAAATTTGTCGCTCATGAATTCTAAATCTCTAACCAGTGTAACATCATAGTTTGAATCTATTGTGGCCATATAACAGCCACATCTAGCACCCAACATAGCCCATCGTCCGTTGTCCACATCAGCACCCACACTCATCCATGTGACTAAATTTCTTAGATTGTTTTGAGGAATTGTTTGCATGAACAGGCCGGGATCCACTTTCTGTCCATTGTTGAGACTCATTTTTACACCTTCTCTCCATCCTGCAATAAAAGCCTGTTCAGGAGTATGGTTAATGTGTGTTGTAGAATATACATTGTGCAAATTCTCATGTGGCACAGTCCAACAAAAATCTATTTTGGCTCGTTCATCCACAGCATTTTCGTGAGTACGCATGTTCAAACAGGTTTTGCGAGGCCATCCCACAATACCTCCATTGCCATACACTAATCCATTAATAATGTTTCTTGCTCTCCAACGATGCACAGCAGCAGGATTAGTTTTAGTCCAGTCTAGAGTTTGTAATAGGAATAAAGGATCTATTCTATTGTCTCCATCAATACTGATAAAGAAATCTGTCTCTGCTAGTTCAGCAGCAGCCTTATGAGCATTATCAAATCCCTTAACTCCGTGTATTCTTTTTGCCCATGGCACTATGTTCAATAGATCAGCATAATTTTCATCAGCATTGGGCTCTCTGTAGCTAATAAAAACAAAATCTAAATCAGTTACTCGCACGGTGTTTGCCATGTATAACCTCCTTTCACTATCTCTATAGGCCAATAAGGATCATTGTCTTGTAAATTGTATCCTTGCATATCTTTTTTTAAGGTTTCAAAAACTCTTTGTGTTTTCTTTTTAGGTTTTTTTACGATTCCATGATCGTATACGAAACGTTCTATACCTTTGTCTAATAGAAATTTATAGTCCTGTTGTGAAATTTTAACAGTATTATCGTTTGGTTCTCTGCATAGAGTTATTATTTCTTTGTTTCTAACTTCGATATAAAAGTTATCATTAACAGATGTTGATTTAAAACTATTTAATGCTTTGAATATTTCATCCATTTATAGTGTCCATTAGTTTTTTGTCATGATAATGCCAAATTCTGTCCAATCTCTTACCTCCAAGATAGATTCTGTCTGCTAACTTTACGGGATAAAGATAGTTGTACTGATCAGCAGCTACAGTTATCTCATTCACAGAAGATTTTCCATGTATAAATTTAAACCATGGATAATCTATTAAATTGTGATTAAAAGGATCCATTATTCTATATGCTAGAGCATAGACTACGTCGGTGGTGGGGTATAGATCATGACAATTTATTAATAATTGTTCTCGTACAGCAGTCCAATTTTCTGTGATTGATTGGCAAATATCAAAAAATTTCATAGCTCGTTGACTGCGTCTAAAATATGTTAATCCGTTGTAGATATCAGGCAGATGATTCAATTGAAATAGTCTTCTATAAGGTGTATTTTTAACTATCTTATCTTTATAATTTCTACAATTGACTGCAAACACAAGATCGTGCTGACATAGATGATGCCACCACCAGTCAGTATTGGCAGTGAACAACATGTCTGCTTCAAGTTTTATAGTGTGAGTAAATGGAGATAATCGAAAAGCCTTGTGCTCATTGGCAAATTTAGTTTCAGCGTTTGCACTGGCATCATCTTTTAATACAACAACTTGATCTATATATTCACTGTTCAAAGCAGTATTCTTATCTACTATTACACAAATATTATTATCTCTATTAATGAGTTTAATAGATTTAGCTAACTCCACACTAATTTTAGCATAATCAGTGGTAGCATTGTTCTGTGCAAACCATAGAAAACCTTTAGACATTAATCGGAATCTCCTTGTCTAACACATGCACATCCTGTTCTGTGACTAGATTAACAAATTTATCGTATTGAAATATAATGCCTGTGTGATCTATTTTTAAAACTTTGGTATCTGTGGGTATCATGCTCATAGCAGTGGGCATGAAATACTGTTGATTGAATCCATCCAGCTGATTTAATGCCATGGCAAAAGCATAATCATTCCTAAAATTAGCAAAATCTATTCTGTATAGTTTACAGAAATACCTATAATTTTGTTGTATGTGTTTGATCATATCAAATATTTTTTTTACTCTCTGTGTTTTTTTAAAAACGGTTACTGTGGCCCATACCAACGGTATCATACTTCTATTATTGTATTCAAAACTGCCTCGACCAGTTAAATCATGCACTCGGTCATGCAGAAGAAATTCGTAACTGCTGTTGATTGTTTCTAATAAGTTCTTAGTATAAACAAAATAATCAGAATCTAACAGTGCAGTAGTATCATAGGGTGAATAATCATAAGAATGAGATCTCTCAAGATTGTACCAAGGTATCGTTCTATCTTTATAAAAACGTTGATTGTTCTTTTGATTATCTATTACGACTAACGAATCTGTACCTTTAATATGTTCTTTGGTTGCATTGTTAGTGACTACAGTCACAGGTAACGATAGATTCTTTTTTATTAATTCGATACAAAAATTAGTCGTTCTATGATACTGTACTTGTTCAGAGTTAAAACAATAGATTAATGCTCCTGTGGACATATTACTCCTTGCTCTTTAATTGCTCTTGCAATTGATGATATTGATTAAGAGTCTCTTGATTACGTTCTATTAACAACTGTAAGAATTCTTCTGGATTAGCAATTTCACAAGGATTGTCGTTAGCATCTAGAAGAAAAAACTTCCTATTGTTCTGCTTCAAGGCATGCACAAGATTTATGGTATCAGCATCAGCACGAAATAGATGATCTTTATAAGCAAACAGTTGTCGACTTTTTGCTCGTTCTAGAGCATTCTTTTTAGCCACTGCTAGATTAAAACTGTGATCAGATTGCTGTTTGAGGGATCGTATATCCATAGCTCAATTGTACAGCTAATTATGGAAAAAATCAACCTGGTAAAATATTTTATATTGTAACGATATTGTTGGAAATCACTGCTGATGAGGCAGGTGTGTATACTGTGTTCAATCCTTCTGCTGTGGTAGGATTTACAAAGTATAAAACTACGTTGGTAACACCAATCCAGTTGGCATACTGATCTACCGATGCTGTGTTGCCTGAGGTATATGTGTTGTCTGCTGTTGCAGCTGATGATCCATCAATAAATGGATCTAACAGAGAGGTTCTCACAGTCATTGTCATTGCTGTGCCTGGAGCAGCATCTAATTTTGCTTCAATTTTAATGTTCATAAACTCATAGGTCTGCCAGTCTTGTCTTAATATCAGTATGGTTTGATAGTTGGTAGTAAGATCGTAAAAACCAATGTTTAAATCATAGGCTGAGCTGCCGTCTCCTAGGGTGTTTGTATTAGTTGATCCATCATTGGAATATTCTGATGATTGAGATTTGATTTTAAAATCTCCCAGTGAATCGATTAAGTCATCAATGGCTTGGTCTTTTGCAGATGCTACGTTGCCTGAGTTACTGGTTCTGGTCACGTTGATCTGTATTTTTCCTCCCGCATTAAAAAACCATCTCATTGCATCAGGAGCATTAAATGTGATTGATTGCTCTACGATATGAGACACGTTCCAACGAGCCGATGCTGCTGTGGTCTGCTGAGCTGCTGTGGTAGTTAATGCTGTGGCATTGGGACAACCTGCCTGTACCGATGCTGCTAGAGTTTGTAGATCTGCTATTAGAGCGGATTTAACTTCGATAAGGTCACCTGCGGATCTTTGACTTGTGGAAGTTAGAGTGTCATTGGTATGGTTGGCTAGGTTATCCATAGCAGTGAACAGTGAATTCCATTGAGTGGCAGTGACTTCTTGTCCTTGGGATATTGCGGTTACTCCTACTTCTCCTAAACCATGATACAATTCTCCTTGTCCTATGATATGATTGATACCATATCCTCCAAGTGTAGCATTACTTAATAATTGCTGATTGTATTCTGTTACGGTAATTCTATCGCCTGCTACATAACCCATTTTACTTAACTCCTATTGCACACTCTGTTAATTGTGTCTGTTGCGAGTATTTATCTTGAATTAGTCGTCCTAATACATTAAAAGCAGTGCATTCTGCTAGATCTGCCACTCTAGCTATACCAGCCGTACTGCTGCTTACAATACGATCTCCTGCTTTACCAACACCCTCTACCTTTACTCGTACTCTGCCTTTTAATGCTATCATAGGGTGTGAATCATTGTTGCCTGCGTCGTTGTTCATTAAAAATGCTGGAGATTCTGATACCACTCCAAATACTCGAGTATCTAACTCTTGTGTAGATTTGGTTACTTCTTGTGAGCCTCCAAGTATCACTACATCGCCTGCTTCTAATAGCATGTCTGCTGCGTATCTTTCTGCAAGATCTGCGTACTGTGCTGTGGTAGCTCGACCATGCACTATGTTGGCTCGAATATCTACCAGTGTTGGAGCCGAGTCATTGATGTTGCCCTGTGATCGGAATGCTGTCCATGCTCCGCCAGTGTTGCCATATATGGTTGTAAAATCGTCTGCAAATGTTTCATCCCATACCCAATACAGATCTGATTCGAGAGCTGTGGATGTTTCTCCTCGGTTGACTTTTAATCCTGTGTAATTGGGCATGAAAGCCGCACCAGATATGCCAAGGTTTAATTCTATAAAGTTGTCTTCCACTGCCAGTGTGGTGGTATTGAATATTGTTTCTGTTCCTGTTACTGTTAAATTTTGCACCACAAGGTCTTTGATTACACCTTCGCTGCCATCCATGGTTAGCACAGTTTTGGTCACTCCGCCATCATTGACTTTGAAAATTATGTCTCCGTTTAGTGTATTGTTCTGAAAAACCACATCCTGTCCACCTGACACGCTGACTGTTAAATCTGCTCCTGCTCCTAAACTCATTCCGCCATCATTGAATATAGTCAGTGTACCTGCCATAGTGTCATTGACATCAGCTCTTACAAAATTATCTGCTGGTACCACTGTGGTTAAATCCGCTAATATTAAATTCTGTGCTGTGGTAGCTATACCTTTGAATCTAGCCTGACTCACTGATGTTGAAAGTGTGATACCTTTATATATTGTGGCAAATCCTGTGATAGCTGTGAGAGGTATAAATTCTTCTGCACTCACCATGGCCACTATAATGTCATTGGTTACAAATTTTAGAACCGACTTGAATACACCTACGTTGTCTCTGATAGAATCTGATACCACTGATGTATTGCCTGAACCTGCCACTGTGGTAGGACCAATCAAAGTCCATGCAGTGCCATTATAAACATACAGCTGAAGATTATTGGTATCAAACCATGTGTCTCCTAGATTGGCATTGGTTGGAGCACTGCTAGCATTGGTGCTGGATCCTACTGGTTTAAATTTATTGCCATTCCAAACTTTGATTTGATTGGTTAGAGTGTCATACCATAATTGACCTCGAATTTTATTAGCAGGTGCTGTGGTGTTGGCAAAATTTTCCAACATTTTAACGAAGTTTTCGTTTAATCTTTCACCAAATCCTGCATAACTTTTTCCGAATAGAGCCAAATCCGTAGTGGTGATATCCACTGTACCGTCTTTCAGTACTACTAGTTTAGTTCCATCGGTTTTGTTTATGGTATAAGACATTCTTTTTTAATTGCTTTCGTTATCTCTCACATGCACTAAGAAACTTACATCTCCTAGTAACTTGATTAAAATCGCTGCCAGCTCAGGCGTTAATGCTTGATCTATTTTAACTAGATCTTCTTCTGAAAGAGCAGTTTGATAATTGGCATTGATATAATCTGCCACCTGTTGTTTTGTTATTGCCATTGTTGTATCTCCTTATTAATTATCCTATTTTTGAGCTGTACATAGACAGCCAATGTTTAAATTTCTCTTCTGTAAAAGGTCTAGCGATAGAACCCAACACAAAACAAGCACTCTCTCCTATTATTCTAACTATTTTACCCAGCATATCACCTCTAGATCTAGATCCTACTTGATGAGAAATCTCATTAGCTCTAGCTTGAGCAATGATTCTAACAGTTTTTACAAACAGAGAATCAATATTGTTTCTATAATTTCTTTCCATATATTGTACCAGTGGGCATGCCCATAACCAATAACCTATTTTGGTATTGTCACTCAAATATTGTACACTAAATTCGGTATCAATTGCAAGATCTTCTGCAGAAAATAAACCATTATTCCTTAACCAAGTGCAGATTACTCGTCCATTAGTATATTCCAGTGCTTCCAACATTTCAGCTGTTTTTACAATAGCCTCACTCTTATTACCATTTCTTAAAGAATTTAGAATAGCTCTCACATATCTCTCATAATAACCACTCCACACAGTTTGATCATTTTTGTGTATGCCTTTAATTTGTGTTACTATTTTTTCTGATCTCACATAGTATTCTATCATCTTATCTTCATACACACTGTCTCTCAATCCTTGCAACAGCACGAAATCTCTTTGTGCATTTAAGTTGCCTTCTTCTGGGGTAAATGCTGCATCTCGAGATCTTGTTGGAAGATGATATGCCAGTATAGCATTGTAAAAAATACAATTGTCTTCTCTGCTCAATAGTGTAGAGACACAATGTTCTTCATCGCCATGCTCTCGACATTGAGCACAGGCCTGTCTGTCATGTAGATATTGTTCAACTGATATTCCCATTATTTTACTCCTGCTATTATGTATAATAATCCAAACATTGCCCACATAGTATAACCTATGGCTACATTTTTTGTAGGCTGGTTAGTATGTTTAACAAATTTTCCCACAATTCTGCTTACAGAGATTCCAATATTCATTATCCATCTGCCTGCTCGATTATCTTCTTTTAACACTCCCATTTTGTAAGCCATGTGCTGAGCCCATGGAGTGGCAATTCTTCTTGCCCATCTCACAGCCATTTCTCTTTGACGAGCATTTCTTTGGGCTTTATTTTGAATCCAGAACATACATTGTGGACCTTCGTTGCTCATCCAATCCACAACTACTCGTGCCCATTTTAAATATCCATAATAAGCATCAGGATCTGTCTGTCTTAGCCAGTGTCCAAAAAGCTCATCTGCTTGATAGATCTCATCTGATAGATAACCTAATTCGTGTAATTTAGTGCAGATAATAGAGCATCCACCTCCTCCACCCCCACTTGTTCCACCTGATCCTGGTGTGCCTGAAGAAGGATTGCCTGTATTATCTCCAAATCCTGCAGCAGTGCTTGCAAAATTTATTCCTGAATTGAATATAGCTTTCCATACACCGTTTATTTTAACATAGGCTGCTGTGATATCTTTCCATACTCCTGCTTTTTTAAATTTCATTGCAGTTATAGATTTCCATGCATTGCTTACTTTAATTTTTGATTCTACACTAACATTGAATACCAATATTGCCAGTCCATTTCCGCCTGCAGAACCTGACGTTCCTCCCACAGCTACTCCTGATTGATAATATCCTGAACCTGTATATGGCACTGTGCCTGAACCATTATTTTGTGTGCCTCCGACTGGTATTAAATTTGAACCTGAATATCCTCCTGTGGCTCCATCATCTCCTCCTGGTCCGTTGCCGCTTCTTCCGCCATCTGTTCCACCACCACCAGCTCCAGCTCCTGCACCATCTCCCGAGTGGTCGGCTCCGTTTTCTCCTAGTGTGCCTGGTGATGCTAGAGTAGGATCGTTACTGTTAATTCCGTCTGTTCCTGTACTGTGTTGTCCATCTCCTCCGCCACCACCGCCACCACCTGCTATGGCCATATCTGTAGCTCCAATTCTTATTACTGTGGCTCCACCTCCACCTCCACCAGCACCTGATGATCCAGAAGGTCCTTGTGTTCCACCTATACCGCCTGAATATCCTGTTAAACTTCTACCATTACTTTTTCCACCAGCTCCTCCGCCTACTCCCAACGTTAAAGTTGATCCCACGTGTGATGTAAGATCTATAGTACCTGTAGCATAATGTCCTGCTGCTCCTGCTCTACCTGGGCCAGCACTGTCTCCACCGCCGCCACCACCTGCTCCTCCCCAGATATAAAAAGTTACTGAAGATGCTCCAGCTGGAATTGTGGCCTGCTGAGTTGTTCCTGTGTATGTGAATGTTTTAGTAATAATTGGCATGGTGATTATGCCTCCCTAACGAACCAAAGATCCCCGTCTGCGCCTTGACCACTAGTTGGGGCTACTGTCTCAACATATCTATTGCCAGCAACAGTGTTTCCTGTGGAACCAGCATCAGGTGTAATATAACTACCTCCCCATTTTTTGATAGATTCTGCTACTGCTCCTGTGGTTGGTACATTTAAATTTGATGTGTCTGTGGCTGAAACTGATCCTACCGCTGCCAGTGTTAGCGTGGTTACTTTAACATTACCACCAGCTGTGGTCTTTAAAACTTTTCCTGTGTTAGCATTGCCATCTGTAACTGTGTCTTCATCTCGAATGATTTGCGAATATGTTCCACTCTCGCTTTTGCCTGCTACCCAATAACCTGCTGTGGCATTGTAATAAAGTTTTGATTCTCTGCTAGAATCTCTCTCTACTACTATTCCAGAATCAACATTTGAATTATTGCCATTGTTTAATTTAACAAATACATCATTCATCAACACATTAGTTGTAGAAGTGGTATCATACTCTCCTGATACTGATAGGTTACCTGTGATCTTAACGTTACCTGTGATCTCTAACGGTACAGTAGGTGATGTTGTAAAAATACCCACTCTGCTGTTATCACCATCTATTGTGATGGCTTCCACTGCGGAACCACCATTGTTAACTTTTAAAGAAATATTTTTGTCTTCTGATGTGTTGGCAATTATTAAATTATTTGAGCTGACATTGATCTCACCTTCTTGATTCTCTCCAACGATAATACCAGCATTGTCATCGATTGTGATAGCACCTTGAGTGGTTTGTGCTGTATCTTTTCTCATGAAGTTGCCGCCGGCAATCACTGTGCCTGATGGATTTGATGTTCCAGAAATATTTAAATTAGTTGCTGTGGTTGTTGTGCCTGAGAACTCAGCACTGATGTTTGAATTTAATGTTATACCTGGATATATTTGTGCAAAGCCATTGGTTAATAATGGAGTGCTTGATGGTGAACCTGCTGATGGTGTGAATGCACTGGCACTCAGTACTGCGACTCTAATTGTACCAGAATACATAGAAGCAATAACTTTATCTCCGCCTGAACTGCCCACCGTTTCAATTTTGAATCCTGATAATTGTTGTCCATCTGTGTAAACTGGTCCTGCCAACTGCCATGCAGATCCTGTGTAGAAAAATAATTGTTTGTCATCACTGTCCACCCAAAGATCTCCTGCTGTAGGAGATGTTGGTGCTGTAGCTTGTGATTTGGCTCCACTGGCTGGTTTAAATGAAGAACCATCATAAACTTTTAATTGATTGGTTGACGTATCAAACCAAAGCTCACCTCTCAATGGTGCTGCTGGACTAGATGTAGATGCTGAATTCTCTAATAATCTTACTAAATCTTCGTTTAATAATTCTCCAAATCCTGAATAACTCTTACCAAAAAGTGTTAATGAAGTGGTGTTATCAATTGTACCATCTACGATTGTTGTGAGTACTGTACCGTCTGTTTTGTTAACAATATAAGCCATACCGTATTTATTGTCTTTCCGTAGATTGGGTCTTTTAGTTTATATGAGCATATTAGTCCAATAGACCCTTGCTGTTGTCCATATATAAATGTATAATATAAGCATGGATAAAATAGACTCAGTACACATAGAATTAACCAGCCGTTGCAACGCTAAATGTCCTATGTGTTCTAGAACCAATAACCCTATTATACTGGATAATCAGTCGGAGATTTCATTCAATGATTTTAAAAAATTCTTTTCATCAGATTTTATTGCTCAATTAAAAAAAATTAAATTTTGTGGCAATTTTGGTGATCCAGCAGTGGCAACAGATCTCTTAAAGATACATCGATACGTTCTAGAATCTAATCCCGATATATTGATAACACTCAGCACTAATGGAGGTATAAGAACTACAGAATTTTGGCAAGAGCTGGGAGAAATTTATAAAAAAACTCCTAAATCTTTTGTGGAATTTCACATCGATGGATTAGAAGATACCAATCATCTATATCGTATAGGAGTAAAATGGAATAAACTAATGGATAATGCTCGAGCATTCATAAGCACCGGTGCTAATGCCAAATGGTTTTTTATACCTTTTTTTCATAATGAACATCAAGTGGAAGAAGCTGAAAATATCGCTAAAGAAATGGGCTTCTCTGATTTTGTTTTAAAAATATCTGCTCGATTTAAAGATTTTAAAAAACCCTTTTTATATGAAGATAAAAACAATAAAAAGAAATCAATCTATCCTCCCACAGCAGATAGATTTAATATAGAACACATGCAACACCGAGGACCACTGATCTGTCTTCACAAACACAGAAAAGAGATTTATGTGGATTCATGGGGTAGATTATTCCCTTGCTGTTGGACTGCATCAAAATTTTACAAATCAAATAATTGGAAAATACACAAAGATAAATACACTATATCATTGCATCATAGAGGCATTTTTGAAATATTAAATGATGAAGTGTTCAATGATTGGTTAAAAACAATGTACGAAGATTTAGGATCTATATGTCATCAGAGATGCACAGGATCACAGGTTCACGTAATTGAATCAAAAGGAAAGAAGATACCACAAAAAACACTGTGGCATCACACTGAAGAGAAAGTTGACAATGGATAGTTCTTATAAATTAAAAAATAAAAAGATATTTGATCTTGCAGAGTTCCCACAAATCAATACTGAGGACAAAATAGTAGTCCTGTTCAGTGGAGGTATAAAATCTACTCTAGTGGCTTTGATTGCTAAAGAGCTTTATGGCATTAAAAATATAATATTTGGATTTATATCTATGGACGCATATGGAAATTTTAAAAATAATTCTAAAAAATTATATAGTAAAAAAAATCATGAGGATAGCTTCAAAAGATTAGGTGGTATACACAAGTTTGAAATTGGCAATGAATCATTCACTATACATAAACAAATGCATCTAGAACAAAGTAAAAAAATTTTAAATAGATTTCCTTCCGTAAAATATAGCATTGCAGGATACAGCAAGATACACGAAGAAACCATGGAGATGCTGACGGAGAGTGGATGGAGCAAAGGATTAATTACTCGAGGACAATTACCTGTATATGTCAAAGACAATGCAAAAAAATACGAAACATTAAATTATGCCATAGAGAATTTTAATCTTCCTATACCTTTTACAAACAGCATGGTAGAATTCAATGAGCTACAAAAAAGTTTTTATTCTATGGTTCGGCCATTTCGCAATTTAAATGACATGGAAATCATACAGTTATATGATAAAATGAATTTATTAAATGAGTTATACCAAACAAAATCTTGTGATGTTTCAGAAAATGAAGATCATTGTGGTAATTGTAGAAATTGCCAAGAAAGAAAAAAAGCATTTTCTCAAGCAAAAATTAGCGATATAACAAAATATTCTTTTAATTAATTAATCAAACTGCTATAATATATTCATGAATATAGTGTGCGTGAAATGGGGAGACAAGTATTCTGCTGAATACGTGAATAGGTTGTATTCCATGGTATTAAAAAATTCTCATGGAGAACCATTTAATTTCTATTGTTACACTGAAAATTCTACGGATATTAGAAAAGAAGTTAACATTGTAAAAATTAAAACTGATCTTACACATTGGTGGTTAAAGTTAGATCTTTTAAAATTATTCAATCAAGGAGAAAATATACTATTTGATCTTGATGTATTAATACTCAATCCCTTAGAACGTTTGTTCTCAGTAAAAACAAGAACACTATCTGTTTTATATTCACAATGGAAAGAAGGGTATGTTTCTCCCAGAGCTACAGAAAAATTTCCAACATTGTATAACTCCTCTATAATGAAATGGCAAGATAATCAAGGTTTAGAAGTACACGATTATTTTCAAAAAAATAAAGACATGATATTGTTCAAATATCAAGGTATAGACAGATATCTTTTCAATGAACCTGTGCAGGTAGACTTATTGCCTACCTCCATTGCTTATTCTTATTGGCAAGGTGTTAGATTTGGCAAAGATACCACTCCTGAGAAATTGAGAAAAGAGTATGAGGTATGTATATTGAATCATGGCAGCAAACAGCAAGAAATTAATTCTTGGATTAAAGACTATTGGGTAGAATAATGTATTTTGAACAGAATTATCAAATTGAAAAAAATAACTTAAAATTTGACGTAACATACATGGTTGGAGATCAATTATATAACGAGTTTGAATATCTGCAACACATCGCTAAACAAAAAAAAGCAGACAAAGCTATTCGATCCAATGATGATGAATATTTTATGTGTGCTATTATCAATGGGGAACCAGCTTATTCATGCACTGCAGTTAATGGTGGCAAATACAAAGAGAATGTAATAAGATGTTGCACTAAATTTTTTGCAAACCCAAAATACTCCAAACTCACACCATGGTGGTTACTAAAAAAAATTTATCTTGATGCTTCAAATATACTTTTCAATAATGATTGCAAAGAAATGAAAAAATATGATTTTTATTTTATCTCTAGAAATCCAGGAGAAAACATATCTAAAACTTTATTCCCTAAACAGTCTGGATGGATAAATGATGATCCTATGCTGTATTTGGTAGGGAAAAGACCTGAAGACCCTTACAGCTGGAGATACATTTATTACAGAGGTGATATAAAAAACTTTGACAGACCAAGAATGTCCATACAAGAATATGTTGCTAAATTTAATCAATATGTTTTTAACACAGATTGGACCAAATCAGCGATAGAAAATACCAAATATCTTTTTAAAAATCACGGACTTCCTAAGAACGTTTTAGAAATAGGTACATTTGAAGGAAGATATACACTTTGGTTGGCAGATCACTATGCTGATTTAAAAATAGACACAATAGATCCATTTAATAGCTCGGTCTATGATCTTGAACAGAATTACTTTGATCAAGTAGAAAAAAATTGGCGAAACAATTTATCTATATGCAAAAATAAAAAAAATATATGTTTCCACAAACTTTCATCCTTAGAAACATTAAATCATATGATTGAAATTAAAAGACAGTTTGATTTTGTTTACATCGATGGTGATCATCGATCAAACACTGTGAGTAATGATCTCGAATTAAGTTATAACATGTTATCAACAAACGGAATAATCTTAATTGATGATGCACATGGTTGGCAATCTAAAAATTTTAATACTAATGAAATCAACGAAGATATTAACTTAACTCCTAAACCTGCTGTGGACAATTTCTTAAAAAAATATTCTAAAAACATAGAGATATTAAATTTACCAAAAAATAATCAAATGGCTATCAAAAAAATATAATGAAAATAATAGCAGTTAGAATTGGTGATAGATACGGACCTGAATATGAGAAATATTTGGAATCTAAATTACCCGAATATGAGTTTCATTGGATCAGATCTCCTATGTCTGACAACATTAAATTACAATGGAACAAAATGTATGGCATGACTCTGGAACAAGATGAACCTATTTGTGTCATAGATATTGATATACTATTAATCAATGATTATAAAAAAATATTTGAATATCCCATACAGCCTGGAGAATTCTTAGCTGCACCCGGTTGGTGGAGAGATCTTAAAGGTGAAGAAAAAGAAAGATTTACTATCAATGGTGGATTCTACAAATACTATCCTCGTGATTGTCATTACATTTATAAAAAGTTTATAAAAGACCCTATACATTGGCAAAAGAAATATATCGAAGAAGGTTATACATCTGGACCAGTTAATGGCGAACAGCATTTTATAGAAGATTCTGTGAGAGAACAATTAAAACTAGTAACACTGCCGAAAGCATGGTTCTGTAGAATGGAAGCTCGAGAAAGACATTTTGCACGTCATACATTAACTATGTTAAATCGTCGCTATAACGAAGTAACCGGTAATCCTTATATGTTCTTAGGCAATGAATTTTATCCTGAAATTAAATTTGTTCATTTTACCCACATGGATAATCATCCTCATGATTGGGCAAAATATAATCTATTCGTATAGAAATTTTCCGGCAATATATAGAGATTCTAAAGGAGTTTTTGCTTCTCTAAGTTTTTTCTTTAATTCAGAATTAGTGGATTGAGTTACTTGTGGAAGATCAAATATTTTTAATTTAGTATTGAATAATAATTCCATACCTGCTTCTCCCTCTGGAGGATTGAATAAATGATCTATAACCAATTTGTCTTGAGGATTAGTTGCTGAAGGATCATATATTAAACCATATTTTTCAGCAATATCTTTCACTATTAATTCCCAACTTTTTGCTGCATGTTTGCGTTTTTGATCTGTCATTGTAGAAATCTCGTCTGTGGTGAAAGTTTCTAATAATTTAACATACATTTTATTGTTAAGATCTGTTTCTATTGCTATTTCGTGCTGTTGTTTGGTTTCGATGTCTTGCCAAATTGCTAGAATTAATTTCTTTTTGCTGCTGGCAAATACTGCATTAATAAACTTTCCTTTATCTAAATTCATTAATCCACTCTTGCTTTTAAAGTGTATACATTGATTACCTGTTGAGAACCATCAGGAAATTCTTGAGCTCTGTAATCATCTGCTCCAACATATAGAGTTTGATAATTGCCTGAACCATCCAAACGACTGTCAGTCATGGCCGACCCAACTGGTGTACCTGTGCCTGACCCATTCACTCCATACTCGTAACGTATTTTATATCCTGTTTCAGCCTGTATCAAATATCTAATTGCTGCTCCTATAGCAGTGTCTATGGCTGCACCTGTCATGGCAACCACGTTGCCGTCAGTATTGACTCTAACCATTGAAGGCAGAGCAGGTAGAGCAGGAATATCTTTTTTTAACAAATAATAATCTTGTATGGTGGTTGGTTGGTCTTGATCTTCAGGTATGTTTCCTGCATCATAAGCTGCTACATCAGCTCGAGTGTCTGAGAATATCGGTATTATGGTGCTGCCATCTGGTCCTGGCACTGCTGTGTAACCTGTTAAGGAAGTGGTTGTATGTATGGTGTATATTTCTGCAGCAAGCAATGAAGGAAATACTGTGGATCCATCTGCAGCCGTCCATCCACCGTCGAAAACTTCTATAGCAAAAGTATCATACATGTCCTGTAGATTCATTGCTCTAACGTTGCCATCTGCTGTGTAGTAGGCAGGGTATTGTGTGGGCGTGGTAGCAGGATTTGGATCTGATGCTATGGTCTGTTGTATTCTAGCAATTGCCACATTCACTATGCTGGGTTCAGCCGTCTCTGCTTCTGTTGGAGTTGAAGAAGCACTTGTACTGACTGCTCCCGCTTGTAATCTAGTATCTGTTATAGTGCCTAGAGTGCCACCTGAGTTAACCACTGTTAGTGCCACAGAAGGATTTGACACGTATGACCAGAACATTCTAGCTTTGATTTGAGCTATCTGCTCATCGGTCATCTCTCTTAGATTTCCGCTATCATAATATAAAGGTTTACGAACTGCCATTTTTATAGTCTCTCTATAATATTATAAATGTATTTGTTATTGCTGTCAATTAATACAATATTTTCCATACAGTATTAAGCACCCGCGCCGTAGATGGTTTTTAATACCGTTCCTGTAGAATCTAATATTTGCAAAGTTACCGTACTGGCTAACATTGCAGCAGTTACAGTGCCTGAATCTCCTGACGTTATCACTGTGCCTGATCTATTTGGTAAAGTTATTGTTCTGTCAGCTGTGGGATCTGCCACTGTTAGTGTAGTTTCATAGATATCATCCGAAGATCCTTCAAATACCAATGTACCAGAAGCTAGAATATTAATTTCAGAAGAATTTACTGTTCCGGTGATAGGTCCTGTGAAGGCAGTAGCATTCACTGTGCCTACTACATCTAATTTAGTTGTAGGAGAACTGGTTCCAATTCCTACTCGAGCTGTGGTTCCATCTAGTGTCATTACTGTGGTAACGACTCCACCATCGTTCACTCTAAATATTATGTCTTCGTCCACTGTGTTATTCTGCATGTGAACTCCTAGCGGATCTATCAATATTCTAAAATCACTGTCTGCTCCTATGGTCAATCCTACATCATTTATTATTGATAAAGATCTTGTAGTGGAGCTGGTACTTGCGCCGTCAATTCTAAGATATGATCCAGCAGCTTCTCCTCCCAATGCATCTGAGTTTGTGGCTGTGCCTGTAAATTTTGATCCTGTTACAACAGTAGATAAATTTATACCTTTTGTAATAGTAGCGAAACCTGATATTGCCACTTTGGGTGTGAAGCTGGTATCACTGATTATGGCTACCTGCACATCACTGTTGAAAACTCTAGTGATGTTTCTTTCATTGTCACTGCTGTCTGATATGGTGCTGTAAACGAAACCGTTTATTGTTCCTGAAGAAGCTGGTGGTCCTACCAGTACGTTTGCAGCTCCATTATTAAAGAATAATTGTTGCGTGTCGCTGTCAATCCAAAGGTCTCCTGCATTCAATCCTGCCGGTGCCACTGATGAATAGGTTGCTCCACCCACTGGTTGAAACGAAGATCCTGTGTAAACTTTTATTTTTGCAGATGATTCATCATACCATAACTGACCTTTGATGGGTTTTCCTGGAGCTGAAGTGTTAGAAAAGTTTTCTAGTAGGTGTAGAAAATTTTCTGCAATTACTTCTCCGTATCCAGCATAACCTTTGCCCACAAATTCTAGATCTGTTTGTGTATTCAAAATAGAATCTTGTACTGTGTACTGATTGGGCGATGCTGCAGTATTAGATTTGTTAACTGTATAAGCCATTTATTTTATTCCGTAAATGTTGTTAACGATTGTATCCTTAAAGTATAATCAATTTGTATCAGTCTGTTTAAACTTTTTTGTACAGGATGGAATATCACATGAGTCAATAATTTATTAGATGTTCCATTTTCTGTGCCTTCCCAAGATTTTAATCCTAACTCGTCAAATACGAAATCACCATTAAAATTGGTTGTGTTATCAAATGCTTCTTGTCCTGTGGGTTCACCGTAATCCAGTGTGCAAGTTACCACTATGTCTGTGTATTTGTTTCCCGCAGTGTGACGAATCTCCATTTTGTTTCTGGTAGTGTCTTTGTTGGTAGCTGAATTATCATCCACAACTTTGTAATAGGTTTGATTATACAGTGATGCATTGGTTCCTGTGGTGTTGGGTGTTAGATATGTTATAATACCTGTGGGATCCACTGTGGTTCCACCGTTACCGAATGCCATTTCATGAACGAATCCTGTGCTCTTATTTGCAAGACTGTTAGCCAATGCTATGCTCATGTTCTCATAATGAATAGCATTTCTTTTGTCCACAATAACTTCACCTGTAGAAGGATCCCATATTTTAATATGTCCTTCCATTTTAATGCCGGAATGATCCTGTGGCTTTTTATTGTTCTGCTCTTGCTGAGTATTTTTGTTATTTTCTTGTTCTGTCATTGCGTTGTATTTATTCAGGTACATTTGTTGGTTCTCCTGCTATGAATTTTGCTTGATTAGTTGTTGATTTTTGCAGTCCTTTACCATCGGCTGCAGTGCCCGCTCCTTGAGTATACCATACTACTCCACGTTTTTGTACGATTTTTACCTGTACATCTGCTGCTGGTGCATCAGTAAGTGCCACATTTGCAGTACTGCCATCCACTGTGTAGTTCACAGTGCTGCCATCTTCGCTCATGTATGGCAATCTTCGACCTCCCACAAACACATCCAATTCATATGGTGTTGCTGCTGCAATTGTGGTAGGGAACATACTGGTGCTACCATCTCCCATAGATGTTTTTGTGTAAACTGTTTCTGCGTAAGGCACAGTTTGAGAACCTGAAGCATCCACTACTTGTGTGCCTGCTGCGTGTACTTTTATACCTGTACCTAGTGTGCCTCTTCTCAATTGAGATAGAGTGTTGCCGGATTTGATAAAGTATTCAATCCTTTCTTTGTCTATGAATATGACTCCCGGTACCGATCCACCCGGAGGAGATGCTAATACGCTACCATCTGCCACTGTAATTGATATAGCATCATCTGCCAGTGCTGCAGCCAATGTTGTGGTATTATCAGCACTGATTCTTTTGAAGAAGGTTCTGTTCAACATATCTTTGAATATTCGGAATCCTGTAGCATTAACTGCACTCTCCGCAGCAAAATACATCACGTCTATTCTGTCTGTTGTTGATACAGTAATTCCACCTATGGTTATTTTATTACCATTTAAAAGGAAGTTGTATCCTTGTGTCAATGATTCTCCATTTAACCATACAAACACATAATCACTGTTAAGAGGCGTATATTCTAGATAGAATTCTCCTGACACAACACCAGCAAACGTTTCTCTTCTTTGATTCATTCCCACAGCATTGTTAAATGTTATGGCCACAAATATATCTCCAGATGACAAAGATATTCCATCAGCAGCCAGTTGTGTTGGTTTTAATATCACATCTGATCCTTCGTTGTAATAATGATTATCCAATAGTACAGACACAGCAATAACATCTGTACCACTTGGAGCAGACACAAACTGTATCTGTTGTGTACCGATATTCACTGTGTAATCTGTGAACTGATATTTTTTAGAACCGTTGACATAAACTTCTACTTCATTGGCTACTGTTACTGTGTTGGCAGGATCTGTGCCTAGACTGTAACTTGTGGTGCTGCCATCGCCTGCATAGTAGGTATTGTCTGGTCCTCTCAATATTTTTCCGCCTACTTCTAAAAGCGTCAATCCTGAATATGGTCCAATAGCACCTGCAGGATATGTCAAAGTATATCTGTTGGTACCATCGTGTGTCAACTGCTCACTTCTAACTTCAGCATAAGCTCTACCACTGCCCGCAGGTTGATTGAATGATGATATCTGTATTAATTTGCCTGCTGCTGGAGGCAACAGAGTAGATCCATCACCAGTATGTAATGTTATTGTGATTAATTTGCCTGATACTGTGTAATTGTATGCTGTTGTGGGTTGACCATCTACAGTGACATATAGTTGGCTGGCCGCACTGTCCAATTGGAAAGTCTCTCTAGCAGATGTTGTGAATGATGCTGTGGATCCGTCTCCAATGAAAGTGTTCAATACCATGTAATTACTTCCAGACACAGCAAAACTCTTGATAGATATCTTGCTGCCACTTACCGGTGTTGATAAAAAAGTAATAGTTTTTGCAGCAGCATCTACTGTGTATTCGTCATTCTGCCTCATGGTTTGACCATCCACAGTCACTATCACTGAATCATCTGTTCCTGGATATTGTCCTATGTTATAAGTTAGAGTTAAACCATCACCGATATAATTTTTGTTCACAATAAACGGCACGCCGGACTCTGGTGTGGTATAAACTTTGATATCCACAGTGTCAAACATTGAACCTGGCACATTCTCTTCTGGAGCATAGCTGGTTTCTGGTGTTATGAATCCATCTCCTTCTAATATAATATCCGACGGTGCTATTCCCACCGCTGATCCAAAAAGACCACCGCTGATCAATGAATCTAGAGTTTTATCATCTGTGGGTGTTAGTACTCCGTCATCATCAAAAGGTATAAACTGTATTTCATCGCCGTTGCCAACCACAGAGCTGTCATCAGGTATAACTGTGAAAGTTTTGGTAGATCCATCGCCTCGGAATACCAGTGACGTTTGTCTCACACCATTTATGTATACAGTGTATACATCGGTCGCACTCGGAGCAGTTGCAAATGTAAATGCTGTAGAGCTACCATCTCCATAGAATGTTTTCACTCGGCTTAAACCATATGTGTCCCAAGGATTATCGTACCATGGCGATCTATCCCAACCCTGTCCACTGTTGAATGCTAATCCTGTAACCATAACTCCGCCGTAGTCTACTCCTGTCATCACTTGAGATAACTCGTTGCCTGGCATGCCAGCATCTGGTTGGTACAATCCTAGAGTTCTTTCAGCAGCAGTAATGTAAGGTTCATCGCCTCGCAATTTTGTTAGATATGTTAATCCGTTATCGAAATCTTCTGTGCTGGTAAATCCACTGTTAACTTTATAGAATCCGTCTTCATATCTAATTAGATCATTGTATGCATAGGCTGTATTTGCTACCCAATCCAACACTGTGGCTGTGGATTGTACTCGGTCAAATTTGATTGTGGTAGAGATATCTCTCACAAGATCATTCCTTAAATTGGCATAGGCTCGAGCAGCATCTGCTGGTGTAACTCCTCCAGAACCTCCGCCTGTTAATACTACTCGTGGTGTGGCTGTGTAGTTACTGCCTGGTGTTAATAGTTGTATTCTTGTCACAGATCCATTCTGTATTATCGCTCTTGCTGTGGCTTGAGTATTGTCTGCTGTGGTATAAACTTCATATCCTGTAGGTCTATCTGTGATGGCTGTATTTTGATCAGAGTCTGGCATATAAAACTCTATGCTTGGGTATTCATTGAATGTGAATAATGAGCTAGTACCTGTTCCGCCCTCTTGACTGTCTGCTAGATCAGCATCTGCGGCTGCTGTGTACAATGGATAAAAATATCCTGATTGTCCTGATGTTGGTCCACTGTTACTTCTACCCAACACTGTGAACGGTCCCACTGATTTGGTTGTTCCTCCAACTAGTGTAACTGTAGGAGCAGTGATATATCCACTACCACCTTTGGTTACCACAATAGAATCCACATATTTTTTATAATTGTCTCTCCAGAAACGGTAAGGGTAACTTGCCATTAATGCTACATCTGCCGACACGTCTACATTCCTAATGCGAGTGCCATCATAAAATGCTGGAAGATCAAAGTCTGTGTTGATTCCATCTTGTGTTTCTGTAGTGGTATATCCTAATCTATATTCTCTTATCTTGGTATGAAAAGGTTTCACTTCATTGATGTAATCTTCTACAAAGTTTTCGTTACCCACTCTATAAGTCTTACGCTGATCTAATGGTCTTAGACTGTTGGTTACGTTTATAAACGAAGATTTATTCAACCAATCCACGTATAATTGTTCTTCTAATACTTTTCTTAATCCAATAAAGAATATATTATTGTATTCTATTTTTAGATCTCCCACAAATATATCATCTCTTAGAGCTGTTAAAATATTTCTGGTTTCAATTGTGGGTTCTTGGTCAAAGAAATTAGCATCAAATGTATCATCAGCATCAAATCCTGTGTTCTTAATAGTATAGTCATACAGAGCTTTGGATAATTGTATTGTACCATTTTGTGTGGCAACATTTTTTAATCCTTCTGCAGTTTGTTCAAATAATTTCCAACCGCCTGTGTCGGCTCTTAATACTTTTACAATTCTTCCAATTTCTAAATCTATAGTCTCAACTTCATACTGATAGTTAACCTGTTTGTCAATCACAGTGTTTGTGTCATATCCATCAGCATACCAATCAGCTAGACTATAATAAGTGCTCGTCTTATATGTCTGTACTTTCGTTCTTATCCATTCTGTAAGATTCCAGTTATAGATTGCCCAAGAACCTTTGCTGTTTTCTTCATCGCTAGCTACTAATACATCAATTATGCCGCTGATATCTCTAGTATCGATGTATGTTAAATCTGCGTAACTTTCAACTCTACGATCCCATTCGCCTGAAGCTTCTGTGGGTTCTGGATCTGCTGAATTTAAATTTGCGTAACTGATACTGTTGGCTAATTCTTTTGTTTTTAGTACGCTGTTACTGTAATCTACGATTTCTTTTAGAGCAGCAAATCTATCCACATACCAGCTCTGTCTAGGTCTAACACTATTTCCGTATCGTTGGTTGATTGGCAATGTTAGATCTGGTACTTCGTTGCCTGACGTATCTTTGCCCACAAGACTGTCCCACCATTTTTTCTCTAATAATGCATTTGGACTATCATCTTTGTCACCTTCTCTAATTAATTTCCATACACTGTGTGCTGTGTCTTCATTATTATTATTTTTATAATTTATATTAAGAACTGTATTATCATTAGTTAAACTATTTTTAACATTAAAAGTTATTAATGAGTTTGTTCCTGTGATAGCATAATATTTTATTCCTGATGCTAATGGATTCTCTATTAGATTGGACACGTATGCTGTAGTGTTCTTTCTTTCTGTGGCTGATTTATTTTTTGCCGGCAAAAATACAGAATTTTTTATCCAGAAATAATAATAATTAACAAAACTATCAGAAATAGTGTTGTATTTTTGTTTCACTGTAAAAACTGTATTGTCTGGATGTAGAGGTTTTCCAGAGACTCCTTGTGATAATCCCGGCACTGTGTCTGCTCTCAGATTCCATTCAGATGGTAACAGAGTTGATTCTACCCACTCATATATGTCCACTGATGATCCTGGAAATAATTTGCCCCAATTTTTAGTTTGATATTCTAAACCGTGTTGTTCATACCAAACCCACCTTACAGTGCTCATATTCCACCAAACTTCACCCACATGCTCTTCACCCCATGCTGTTTTTGTATTGACAGTTTTATCTTTGGTTCCGATATTGTATATTGCTGGATCCCATTCAGTTTTGTAGTTAATTTCTCTGTCGGCTATACCCAGTATTCTGCCTTTGACAGGATCATAGTAATCTAAATAATCAATTATTTCATTATTTGCACTATCAAAAATAAAAGAAGAATCTACTTTTTTATCATTAACAAGATTTGTTTCAGTAGACAATGCCGTCCATGCATAAGAATTTCTCACTTTAAGATCAAATATTGTTACAGTTCCTTCATCTAGTCTATATGTGCTGCCATCGTTTGTTAAAACATCATCCTGAGGTGATCCTACAAACACTGTTGTGTCTGTTATGAATATTCCTCTGCCAAAATCGTCATTGGCATCTACATTCGTTGTAACTAATTTGTCATCTATTACAAATTCTGTATCATATTTTGTAGCAGTAAACACTCCTCCAGATCCTATGTTAAGATCCACTATATCTGTATCTCCTAAATCAAACGTTGTGGCTCCGTTATCAAAAAGCATACTTCTATTATTTCCAAATTTTTCAGCTCCTATCACTATTCTATTATTTGCTCTATTAATTTGCACTGTGGATCCAAATCTCATATTAGTAGAAGACTCTGGAGCTACAATAGTCTGTTGTAGAGTATAGGTATTTGTTGATCCATCAGCGTTCCATTTATAGATATAGATTGCTCCAGCATCATTTTGCTCTCCTTGATCTTTTCCAGGAGCAGATATTACGAGCAATTCTCCGTTGATGCTCATAGAAATACTTTCTCCAAACGCGGTGTTTAGAGTGCTACCATCTGCATTTACACCTTTCAATGTTTGTCTATGAGTAAAAATATGTTTGGTACTGCCATCTTCTATGCTGCTGCCATCATCATTCACACTATTCTTTGTAAATATTTCTACCTGTCCAGCAGTGCCTGGAGCAACACTACTGATTGCTATTATATCTGCATTATCGTTGACTGCTAATCTGTGACCGAATCTTTTGCCTGATCCTGATTCTGTACTGTATATCGCAGAATCTTGTCTCCATACAGGTATGGTACTGTCTGCTAGATCTTTTTGTAGAGTATGCACATATACCACTCCTGAATTGTTGTTTAGTCCAGGAGCTGACGCAAAAAGAAATTTTGGTCTAGTTGAAACTGTGCTGGCATCTGAAGGTTCTGCTATGGCACAGGCCCATCCATAATTCATATCTATCAATGTAGAGCTATCATCAGTGGGTGGTAACACAGTGTTGTAGAAAGAATAATTTTTGTCTACATTATTCCATGCAAAAATCTTTATTAATCCAGCATTTTCGTGTCTGGTACTGCCGTCATTTGCTAATGTATTAGTGTAAGGAGCTCCTGCTGCAATGTAATTTTCATCAGTGCTAATTGTTAAAGTTTCTCCCAAACGAGATGTAGCATCATTTCCGTCATTCATTTCATAACTGCTGGTAGAAGAGAATAAATTTCCTGGTTGATTTTCTGCTCTATAGAGAAAATGTATATGTCCTTGACCTTCACCTGGCGATGCTACTATTAATGTTCTACTATCATTTCTAGCAACTATTTGATAACCAAAATATTGCTCGTTTACAGAATCTGGGGATAACAATAATTTTGTTTCGTATGGATCTGTTTTTTCATATATTGCCCATTTGCCCGTACTGTTGTCAGCAAACACTCTATCACCATTAACAAAATTTGCTGTGTCCACATCTCTGTAAACGCTATAAGGTATTCGGTCATTAACATTGTCCATGCTGTCAAATCTCACGCTGACCCATTTGTAAATGTTACCATAGGTGTTTATAGTAGATTGATCTGATAATACCACTGTGCTGGATATTCTATTCGATTTGTTGTAATTGAATATCAATGATGCTGTGGTAGGTGTGCTGTATACTTTATACACTCCATTTAATTGTGTGCTTTGACTGTTTAGTATTGAGAAATAATCGCCTGCCACAAAATCATGATTGCCAGTTAGTATCACTTCTAATTGAGTAGCATTGTTAATGGATCGCATGGCAATAATTTTTAAAACTGTGGATGTCAATCTTAATACGTCCCAATCATTGTTATCTTTTTTTGCTACCCATACTAGATCGTTTTTGGTTATAGAAGATACATCAAGATTCAGCAGATCCGTAGACGTAAAAGCAGTGTGATCCACATCAAGTAATCTAGGATATCCTGCTGTTTTAAATTTTTGAACTGTGTCTTTATCTGTACCTTCTTCAGTGTAATCATACAGAGAGAAAGTTTCTTGACTGTTATATTCTATAGTTTTATTATATAATTCAGAAGTAAGTACTCTAACAGATTTTTCCCAATCCAACGAGTCTGATACATTGTCTAATATTTCTATGCTCTGTATATTATTAGTAAATGTATCGTCAGGCATACGAATCTGAACAAATTTTTTATTATCTGTGTTTCCAAATTCTCCCACTCGAATCATCCATTCAGGATAGATAGTAAGATCAATATTTTCTCCATAAAATTTTGCTTTAACCAATTTATTAATAGCATTAAGAGTACCTTTTTCTCTAATAAATCCTTGATAGAATTTGTATTGAGAAACGTCGTTAAGGAAAAGATTGTCTAGATAACTTCTAGATTGATATCCTGTAAGATGCTGAGCCAATCTCTGTTGACCTTCATCAAAATTATTGCTCTCTAAGTTATAAAAATCATTAAACTGAGAAATTTTATAATCAAAATTAGGTATTAATTGTGCAGCAGGTTTTTCTTTCTTCTTCTGCCATTTATCTGATTCGAACGTGTTTCCAGAATTATGATTAACTTTAGAAGTGTAAAATTTAGCATTGTATTCTACTGTATCGCCAATTTGATAATCAGTATTAGCTGTCCATGCTGCTACTTGAGCTTCATCAAAAACAAATCCTGGAGAATAATAATCACCGTTCCAGTCTCCAGTTTTCCAACCAATTAATCGGAATCTCTGTTGACGGAATCCTGTTGCTAACTGTAATAAAATATCCGAAAACACTGTGATATTGTCAAATAATAGAATGTGTTCTTTCTGTACAGCATTCATTGTGATATTGTATATGCCTGATTCTGGAAATTTGCTGATTATTTCAAAAGTGGTTCCTATGCGTTTTGTACTAATTGATTTGCTGTTAACTGTACTACCAGCAGAATCTAATACTGTGTATTCTCCCTGTAGATTCTTTAATCTTCCTATCACACTGTCTTTGGTTGAGAGATGAAATCCTTCAGCTCCTGGACTTAGTGTAATAGCCGATCCTGGAGCCCATCCTTGTCTTGTCCAATATAAGAATTCTTTGGATGACATCTCCCAATTGGCAATTTCTTTTAATTCTCTAGAAAATTTATCAAAAACAAATCCCTGTGATTCTAAATATTTTCCATATCCTGTTAGGAAATTCACTACCGATTGGACATCTTTGAACACTGTGCCATAGGTTACAACTTTTTCTACATTTCCATAATCCTTGTAAATGGTTGCTCGAGCATTGCCTGCTTCAATGGAATAACTGTTGCCATTTTTTAATGGTTCAAATATTTTAAAATATGGTTTGATTGTGTTATAACCAATAACTTTGTATCCGCCTTCCAGTGTGCTGCCATCTCCTGTGGTGGCTGTGTTTAATTCTATCAGCACTCCTGAATATTCAAATGTGTTTATTGGATTACTGATTCTAAATAGTATTTTATAGTTCTCATCTGGTATAAACTGTGAGCCAGCTGTGGATCCTGGACTAACACTGTCTGTTAATATTCTTAAATTTTGTTTGTCTGTGAATCCTCCCAATTTGTATGCTAATTGTACATTGAGATTTTTCATTTTATCATAGAAAAATACTGCTGGATCTAATCCATTTTTAATTAGATAGTTCACAACAAACGGTTGATATCCTCCGGTAATATAACGAGTGGTTGTGCCGGTTTCATTATCTGTTGATGTTTCCAAATGATATTTGGCTGTGCGTATATTCTGTGCCACTTCTGTGTCACTGTCAATAACATTACCTGAAACATTCAAACCCAATCTACTGTTATCAAAAAATAATCCAAAGAATTTTGCTGGTCGAGTTAATGCTAATAATTTTATTACAGCAAAAGGATATTGAGCACTTCTTCTCCAAGCAGTTTCTGTCGGCGAGTGATCTCCAAATTTCCATACTTTATTAATACCTGCTGATACGTAATTGTCTATCAATCCTGAATCTATAGGTGATAGCAATTGTCCATTCTCGTCCACTGGTAGATAATTTAACAAGTCTGATCTGACATATCTAGGATCAGCTGATTCTTTGCCGCTGTCATAGCCTGCTGCTAGATCATTCCATAACAATTCGTTGCCCGAGCTGTATGGTCCTGGACCATAGGTATCTTCCCACCACGTGGGTTTTTCACTGTGTCCTAACATTTCCCAAGGATGAGTGTGTGGTCGATCCGTGTCATAGAAATAATTGTATATGCCTCTCCAGTGTCCTGGTAGATATTCGCTGTTTACAGAATCTTTATTGCTGCTGTAATTAAAAGTAAAAGCATTAGAATCATCATATATCTCATTCTTTTGATAGTCCACAGCATTTCTACCTGCCCAAGAATAGAAATCGTAACTTAAAATATTATTGATTTCACCTATAGTATAATCTCCCTGTGTAAATCCAGAAGGTCTCACCTCTGTTTCTGGCAATAACGCTGAATCATAAACAATTTTACAATTGTTATAAATTCTTCTCTCTAATTCTAATAAGATATCGTCTCTGTAGTCTCCATACGCCACTGTCTTGCTGCCATCGTGTCCCACTATCACGTAGGTTGATTCTAAATATGTGTCATCAAGAATTTTTTCTGGTTTAAATCGAGGATATATTCCCACCTTTGTTGGTGTTAGTGGCACAAAACTGCCTGTGGTATCACTGTAGTCTTTAATTTTAATCACATCTCCTTCAACGAGAGCAGCAGTTATATTCACACTATCTTCGGTTTCACTAAAAGTGTAATCGTAACCTTGTAATAATTGTGTGTTGTTAAGGTAAACATAGACTGCTCGATTGCTGGAAACATTGATATCAAACTGACTGTCAATAGCGTACTCTGTTTCTGTGCTGTCTTGTACTGTGTATGTTCTTGTGCTGACTTTTTCTCCGTAACCTATCATGTCTTCATAGAAGAATGGAAAACTGATTCCGCGATCACCATGCATGGTTTTGATTATTTCGTCCACTGCTGCAGCAGGATCTCCTTCATAGGACCGTCCAATATCGATATTAGATTGAAATCCTTCTTTAAATTTTTGATATTCTAAAGAACAATATTCTATAGCAGAAATCGCATTGGCATTCTGATCTATTAATGAGAACATAGCTTGAGGCAATGGTGCTGAATGTTGTATTATGGTTCCACCTTTGGTTCTTACATCAGGCAAATCTCGTAAATTACTGTCTCCAGGTATATCTCCTGTTAGTTCAACATTCTTTTCATTTATATCATGCACATGATTTAATATTTGTCCAAAGGTAAAATCTTTCAACTGCTCGTTGAACGGATTGACTGATAAATTTTCTGGTATTTCATATAAACCTTTGCCGACAACTCTTTTGGCTGCACTGTAACATTGTATTTTAACTATGTCTCCCACCAAAAGATCATATGAAAATTTTATATATTTGTTTGTGGTTCCATCTACTAATGTATAATCTGTGTTTAGATTCTGTACTTTAGAGTTAACATCTACATGTACATCTAAATCTTCCAATTCCACACTGTTCGCAAATACATCGATAGGAAATAATCTTAATTCATTAGCTTCAACAATGAATGTTCTTATTACTCGTTGTTTGCTGTCTTCAAGTCGTTTAATCCAAGATGTTTTGGCTTCATTTTCTGTTCTACTGATAATATAATGCACATGACCTGTGCCAAAATTTTTAGATATCACTTTGTCTCCACTCTTATAAGTGAATGATCCCGATCCAAGATCAGAAGTAAAAGTAATATCTCCCACATTATTGATAGTGTTGTATTTTACTCTCAATCCTAACACTGTATCCACAGGAGAAGTTTCTGAAATTTTATATTCAAAAACAGCAGCACCTGCAAAAGAAGAATTTTGATACACTGTTTGATCATTAAATTTTATATCATTATTATCCTGTAAAGAAAATAAAGGTTTTTGATTTAGAGCTGTTTTTGTCTGTCCTTGCTGCCATGCATTTTCAGACTCACTGTAATAAAAAGTTTTTCCTTGGTAGTTTGCTCCTAACTCTGCATACACAGTTTGACCATCTTGTGGTATGCCATCTGCTTCTTGCGTAAGATTTATTACTGAGTTACCTCCCACTGTGACAAAATTCACTTTATAAATTCTATTTTTAACTATTGAATCGGTGTCTGCTGTGAATAATACTCTCATGCCATGTGCTAAAGAAATACCGTCCACAATGTATCCTGAAGAGTTGACCACTGTGGAGAACACATCTGTGGTCACTGTGTCAATCAAGGCCACAGAGTTTAATCCTTCTGTTCCGTGATCATATAATTGTATGCCTGAGTCAAATTCTATTATGGGTCTTTTGGCTCTAGCTGTTTCTAATAAAGCGGTAATATTACCATTAACATCGTCTGATGTTTTTATTACTGATTTATGAAACCATCGGTTATATCTACTCCATGCATTGTTATCTGGACTGTCTCTTTTGATTGTGATATAATCGGGTGTTTCGGGTCTATAAAAACTGATTGCATAAGGTCTACTATCGTAAGTCACTGTGTCATACAATTCTGTGGTCTCTGCAGAATAAGATTCTGGTGTGATTAATCGAGCAGTATCTGTTAGAGTAATATGATCGCCCACTCCTTCCACATAAAATTCTTTATTTTTATATGTTGCACTGGTCACATTATCAATAAATTTTAATTTCATACCATTGCTCAGTTTTATTCCTGAAGACATGATATAATTCTTTGTGCCTACTATCTCGTGCTCTACATCTATTTTTGTTACAGCAGTGATAGTTTTAATTGTTAAAATACCCTGCATTGCTTGGTGATTGCCACACTGATAATACAATATGTCTGGTGCATCTGATGGTACCGTAAAAGTTAAAATACCAACCTCAGTGCCATTGCCTGACACAGCTGAAGAATAAATCACTGATGTGCTGCCATCCTCGGCTATGCCCGTGGTAAATGGTTCGGTCATAATATAGAAAGGATGACCGTCTACATCTAATACAAATTTGTAAGTGTTACCTCTGTATAATGTTATTGTGGGATTTTGTACACCATCATATGTGCTGAAAGTATAAGCAGTGTTGCCCACATGATCCACTGATATCTCAGTAACTGAATTTGTACCGTTATTAGAAACTAAAATGGGATTTGGACCTTCTGGCAACCAATAGTATTCTCTGTAATTGATTAATTTGTCAAAGTCTACTGCAGGATTCCATGCATACACTATCTCTTTATTAAGTCTATCATGATTATCAACATTGCCACCAAAGAATTTTATTTGATTAATATAATCATCATAGGTGGCTGTGAATTTAACTTGGTCTTCTGGATTGATAGAAGATGTATCTTTGTCTGTGTAGGTCACAGCAGGTTCTAATTGATAATTGGCTCTGTCCTCGCTGGTTGCTTCGATATAACTGTCAGCTGCTTGTCTAGTATAAGAATATTGACGACCAACATAGCCATCTAATCTTGTTAATTTGCCTGGTTGTATTAATTGATCTAAAGTGCTGGTTAAAAATCTATGATTATTGTCTGTTCTATAGAACGATGGCAGATGAGCTATGGATCTTCTCAGAGTCACACCGTTACTGTCTGTAACAACTTCGTAATTAGTTGTGCTGTTGATAGGTGAATCAGCCATCTCTAGTATCCTGTTCCGCTACTGCCTGTGTTGGATCTTGATCCAGATTTTCCTGTGGTAACTGATGATACTGCCGATGTTGATCTATTGCTGGTAGTGGTACCAGTAGTACTAGTTACAACTGTACCGCTAGCTGCTAACTGATTGGCACCTATAGCATCAATGATTACAACATCATCCACAGTCGCTCCACTGATAAAAATTTCATCTGCAGCACCACTGATTTGGAATAATGATCCAAATGCTTGTTCGTTTTGATTGGGTACTATAACCACTGTTAATAGATCTGGTGCTAATTGATTGTGTATGTAAGTAGCTAACTCTGTGAAATAAAAAGTATCTCCAAAATCAAAATTATTTAGAGCAAAAAATTCATTTATAGCCTGTATAACTCGAGTTTTGATAACTGCATTGGTCACATTGGTTAGAGAGTTTTTAACCACTTTGAATGTGGCTTGGAATTGTTCTTCTGCTTTGGATCCAAATAATATTTTGTATTTCACTGGATGGTATACTATTTGATCTGATAATCCTTTTAATGGATTCAATACTCCTGAGTAAGAAATTCTTAATTGATCTGATGTGGATGGTGCAGGTTCTGTGCCACCTTGAGATAACCATGTTCTATATAACTGATCATAAGATCTTTCTAACATGTAGATATCAACAATATTGGTTTGAGAAGGATCTATTCTAGTGCCTTGTCCAGCATTGTGTCTATATAGGAATTCTATAGCACTTCTGCCTCTTCTAGCATAATAATCTGTAGTAGTGTTCAATGTTATTGCTTCACTGTTGTAGATTTTAACCACATCATCTGTGTAGAAATAAAATAGTTGTCCATCTTCGTACTCTCCCGGTATTGTAATATTAGATTCTAAAGAAGTAACTATAAAATTAGTAGCTGAATAAGGTCTGTATCTTTCTATATTGTCATAACTGTTATATTTTTCAAAAAATACAAATTTTGTTGTGATAGATACGTCTGGTTCTACTACAATATCAAAAATATCTGGATTATCAACTACTCCATCATCGTCGTTGTCATAAAATCCGACTTTAACTTTTCTATTATCTTGATATCCATCTGATTCTTCCACTGTGTCCACAATCTGCCAATCAATTGGATAACCTATGCCTAGTCCTGTGCTGGGCACAGTGTTACTTTTTAATACTCTCACAGTGTCCTTCACTGATGTTCCTGTGATATAATCGTATATTCTTTCTTGACTATCAAAATGAAATTTATTATCTGCTTCTGATTCAAAAATATAATCCAATGCTCTAGAAGTTACTGTGTATGTATTTCCGTCGTTGGTAAATTTAAACCACCAACTAGCATCTTGATTAGTGTTTGTATTATCTCCTGTATCGTTCAAAGAAAATTCTTCAGAAGAATTTAAATTAGCACCTGTTATTACTATCCATTCAGAGTTTTCTTCATCAAATCGTAGACCAAACTCTTCATAAATTTCTATTCTATCTTGCAAATCTGTTTTCAATGCAGTATCAAATACAGTTACGAATTGAGGAATAACTGATGCTAATTCAGCATCTTCAGGCACTATATCATTTAATGTAATTGGTCCTATTCCTGTTTCTAGATTGCCTGCTCCTCCGTTAGCACCATCTCCTACCACTGCAGCAATTTTACTCCACTGTCTATCCTGTGCTAGGTTTGTACTTGCAGATACTAATTTGCCGTTTAAAAATTTTCTTGTGTCTGGCGATGTAAATTTAATTAGAGCTCCTGGTTTAGCATATTTTAAATTAGTGGTTGCAAAATCTCCCACTGCTAATGGTCCACCAGCTGTAAAATAACCTGTGTTAGTATTGGTGCCTGTGGTTGTGCTGACCCAAGAGGCATTTAAAGCACTAAGATCTCTTCTGTCATACTTGATATAATAAAATTGTCTAGCAGAAGATAAAGACAATGTTGGTTCTACCAATCGATTAATTACGTCTAATATCTCATTTCTATTTGTAAATGTAAAAGTAAATTCTGGTGTGCTCTCTTCTCTGTAAAGTATTCCGTCATCAGCAAATACTGATACATTGCTGTATGCTCCTGTGGGATCTATGATCTCTTTGGCTCTACTAATACCGCTGGCACTTCTGTTTACTGATTTTATTTTAATAATTTCCTGTGATGCTGATAGAGGAACCACATTATAATCTTCTGCTGTGATCATTCTATTCTGAGAATAATATACCTGTGGTGCTTTGGTTTTGATACTGTCGTTGCTCTCTGTTGCAGCAGCATTATAGATACTCTGTTGTAGAGATGCTGTGACTGTTAATGTCTGTTCTCCTCCATTGACATCTGTGTAGGACATACTGAATGATATGCCTTGCATGTCGGCTGGTTGAACTGAGAAATTTGAATTGGCACTGGTTCTGTAGTATGCTCTAAATCTTCCCGATGGTATGTTAGAAAAGTTGCCATCTCCAAACACAAGATCCACTGCGTCATTGGTTTTAGTGACAACATTGTAGATGTCTCTAACATCTGCATTTAAACTGTTATAGATGACATTGTTACCACTGAGATCGGGTACCTTGGTCCAAAATTTTTCTATCTGTCCAAAATCATCTAACTCATACAACCACACATCGATGTTGTTGATGTTGTTAACATTGATAGATTGAACATAGTTGGTTGTGGGTTGAGTTATAGAAAATTCAAGATTGGCCAACGATCCTTGTTTCAGTAGAGCAAAAAATCCTGTGTTAGGACTAGAGTCACCTGCTCCATCATTTCTATAAACATAAGTGAATCCTGTGCCTGGCACTGGTGCTTGTTCATAGATAGATTCTGAATCGGATATTGTGGCTGGCACTATTTCAAAGTTTCTTGCTATTCCACTTATGCCTCTAGTGAATGTGAATACTGGTACGTCTGTATTAGTGGTATTCACCATATAAGTCTCTGTCTTAATTCCACCAATGTTGCCCGACTCTTTGGGTTTTCCAATTAATTGACCGGACACATTGGCTGCATTCAATATAGTAATAAATTGTTCTCTAGCGTTAGCATTGGTAGAATCATTCCACACAATTGTAACGTTGGCTAGACTGTTGCCACCGCTGTCTCGAACATCCTGGGTGGTAGACACTGATTGAAATTTTAAAAGTCCTGTGGCTGGAAGATTTCTTTTGGCATTGTAATTGATTAATCGTGCCAATCTCAGTATGCTGTTTCTTCTAGAAGCTGTTTCTAAAAAGTTTTCTCGAGCATTTAAATCCACTCGAAAACTCAAACTCTGAGCAATATACGCAATAAGATCTATCAGCGCAATGTATTCTGAACTCTCAACAAAATCATTGAAATCATCTGGATAATTTTCTCTAAGATAGGCAATCATGGTCCTTCTCAGTGTCTCAAAATCGTAGGATTTAAAATCAGCTTGTTGGAAACTGGTATAGATTTTGCGCCAATCTTCGGCTACAAGCAATCGGTTTTGTCTATCAGTAGTGGACATAGTTTAATACACGGATATTTATGGATATTATTAAGTGCGTAGATTAAGACAGGCGTAAAAGAGAGTTTTCGTCGAATGAGAATGTTAATTTCTCGGTAATATTGTAGGGTACATAGGTTATAGTGGCTTGTACAGCAATGCCTTTTTCAGTTTCGCTCACAGTGATATCAGATGAACTAATACGTGGATCAGCATTTAAATTTTGTGTAATGTCATCGGCTATGGCTTGTTTTAGAGCATTGGTCAAAGGTTCAAATATGCAATCATAGATTATAGTGCCAAATTCAGGATTTTCCACTCGCTCGCCTTTGCGTACACTCAATCTATTGATAAGATCCTGTTTGATTAATTCAAAATCGTACAATCTAAAATTGTTTTGATCGGCTCGTGAACTGAAACCTTTGAACACTTGTCTTAAGTTGCTATTGCTATTTTTATCTTCGTATGCCATAATCTACCACCCAAATCCTCCAAATCCAAAATCTGCTACTGTTAAAATATCAGCGCCATCACTGAAAGCAAATCCACCTTGTGCAAAACTCCATACATCTCCCACACTCGATGCCACAGATCCTAGCACGTTTTCAATTCCTCCTGACAGTACACTTGTTATATTAGTTAAAGAAGTAATCTCTCCTCCAATAATATTTCTAAATTGATCTGTCACAATACTTATGCCGGTGTTGATTGCTGCTGTGCCCAGTCCTTGTATCAATCCTTCTGGAGATAGATTGCTTAAATTTATACCAGATATTACATTGTTTCCGAATGCTCCCTGTCCAAATATATCTCCAACATTTTTGAATAGGTCTGGCAATCCTCCTCCAAATACTTGAGGATCTACAAAAGAGCTTACAGACATATCATTTGCGAGAGCATACGTGTCTATACCATCTCCTCGGAAAAAGTCTTTAACTGCAGATACATTACTATTAGAAAATACAGTGTTGGCTACACTGTTAACTCCGCTACTGATCGCATTATTGATCACATTTCCAACAGTGGCGTTTACTGCATTTTGTGCTGTGGCAGCAAGATTGCCAACAACATTGCCTCCTGGCAAATTATTAATAACTTTACCCATGTCTCCAAGTGTATACAATGTGCCAGCTTGATTCACAAATATTTGATCTTTGAATAGATTGCCTACTTCTCCTCCTGCAATGCCTGTGATTCTATTAATAACTTGATTCGAAACATCACTGATTCCTGGCAGTAATGGTCTGATAGCCAGTGGTCCTGAGTCTGATAAGTTGAAAATACTTGAATAGTTTTGTGTAAAATCAGCAGTGGCTTTCTGTATAGCCGCAACATCTGTGGTACCTGGAACCGTGTTCTTAATATATTTTTCTAAGTCGGCTTGATATTGTCCTAATCTTACCGTAGGTACTGTGCTGGTTCTATTTCTTTGTTCTGCATATCCAAGAGTGCCTGGCACATTGGCATCTTCTCTCTTACCAGATGCTGAAAACGCTTTAAAATTGTCATAGTGCCATAGGAATGGTTCATGTGTTGGCACTCGCATGCCTGACATGCCTGGTATGCTTCTGTCTTGTTTCATCACTCCAACTGATCCTTTGAGAATAGGAGTAACATCGGGAACTTGAACTTCTCCAGTTCCTGTGCCATATGGTTGATTGAAAGCAGTTCTTTGCAAAGGTTGTACTAGATTTGGATCTGCAGGCATACTGTTAAAATGGACTTGACTGCCCACTAGGTGCACTTGTCCTGATGCTTGATGTATTTGTTGCCCACCTGCTGCTTGTGTGTAGATGCTCATACCGGTTCGCAGACTGTAGTATCCTTTGTCCACTGTCACATTCATTGCTCGGCTGGCTATTTGATTAATAATTGAACCATCAATGCTGACAAATCCTTTAATAGTTCTATCTAATGGATCTTCTCCTAGATGTTCGTTGGCTTTAATTTTAATATTCCTATTGGCGTACATATTAATATCACCTTCTGAGTGAAAGTTTATGTCTCCCCCAGATCTTATGTTATAACCTTTTTGAGCATAGATATCCACTGCACCATCGTTACTAAACTCCATCCATACAGTGCCTTTAGCATTGGCTAGGTACATCACTCCTGCTGTATCATGCATCAATAACTGATGACCAGAACTGGTCCTTAATCGTATCAATTGATTGTCTCCTACTGCATCTCCGTCATCCATTACAAAAGTGTGTCCAGCATTTCTTACCACTGGTATGTCTTCTAATGCATCTACCGGTCCTAATTTGGCTTTTCTTCTTTCAGGATCTACTCTTCCTGGTGTGCTGATTCCAAACACGGCGCTAGGGCTCTCTCTACGTGCAGAGCTAGTTGTAGTGCCTCTCACTGTGTCTTGGCTCAATCCCTGTTCTCTCAGAGTATTTGCGAATGGATGTATAGGTTTCCTTAATCTATCGGTGCCTCCTGCTCCTCCACTAAAATTATATAATTTCCTGTTTATTTCTCCGGCTGGCACTATATCTGTGCCATAAATTTCTCTTTTAAGATCTTGTGTGGTATCTTCTGATGATGTTTCTCCCACTGTGTCTTTCGATGCTGCTATGCCTGGAATCATGTGATTGGTTAAAGGATCCTGTACACAACCAAACCAAAAACCCTGAGAAATTTTGCCTTCTACAAATATAACCAGCACTCGACTGTCTATGTCTGGGGGCACCATCCACATTCCATAAGAATGAGCTCCATCTTCATATTTGGCTACGTCACCCGCTGTGCTGCCAGACAATGCATTGGTACTCTTAGCACCATAGAATGGCATAAGGTATTGCACATCATAGAGCTGCCCAGCAAACCCTTCGTTAACTCCTGATAGACTGGGTATCAGCACTCGTAATCCTCCCATTTTAGAAGGATCCACGTTGTCTTTCACTATGCCGATATAGGGGCCAGGATTGACCTCTGTGTAGGTAGAAGTTCTATTCTGTCTATTGGGTGTTGATGTATCGCCTGGCATTATGCTCCTCCACTTCCGAGTTGATTATCTGCCTGTGTTTTGGCATCAAGCTCTTGGTTGGTCAATGTGTATGTTCCACTCAAAGAATTTATCAGTTTCTCTTTAGCATCTGACAATATTTTTATATTTTCCACAACATTAATTTCTTTTCCTTGCTGGTCAAATCTAACTAGGGCTAGTGTTTGTGTAAATTTTCCTTGATCAAAATTACTTGTTACTTTAGTCACTCTGTACAATCCACTAAAAAATACATTCTCCATTGACTGAAAATCCATTACACCCTTCTTTTCATTTATATCTGTAGGAAATCTAAAATCTAAAGTGACGAATGCCTCTGCTTGATCATAATTAAAACATCCTAAATTTTTATCCCAATAAAGTCCTTTGTATCTTGGCACTTGCTCTGATACTTGACCTCCGCCGTTCTCAGTTGCCGTGGTTTTTCTTTCTATAGGTAGATAGTTTTCCTGTCCTATGAATGCAGGATCTCCCATTATAGTCATCTCTACATTCACCATGTCTGCTAAAGGATTGGTTAGATATTCCATGAATCCGTCTACCTGTGTCCTGCTGCCTCTGTCTTCTGTGGATACGTCTTCGTTCTTCACTGTGGTTGGATATTTCCTCATTGGCAACATCTCCTCTGGGTAGTCTAGTGATTTGTTACCAAATTGTCTAGCATATTGTACCAATGATAAATCTTTTACCTCTCTAGCAGTTTGAGCATCTTTCCTAGATCCATCCAATAATGCTGCCTGATAAAATCCATAATTGTAATTAATTTTTAAATCTAATATTTGAGTATTTTCTCCTGTGTAAATGTATTTGTAGGCTTTTAATGCTTTCCTATTCCATGATGGACTACCACTGAGGCCTGGCACTGCAAAATTTAATATGTGTATTCTATATGGAATCACTTGGAAATGTATTATTTTAGCATGCATCTTAGTTGTTCTATCAAACGCTTCGGTGTTGTATATAGAAGTTTTAATTTTGAACCACGGCACCATAAAATCTGGGATCATTGTTTTGAGCTCTTCATTTGTTATTTGTCCTTCTAATTCCTGTGCGTTTCCTATATCTTTCCAATACTTTTCTACAATCTTGTCTATATTTCTATATTCCTCGGTTTGTAGCACAATGTCTTGTATAATTTGTGCTATACTTTGATTTGGCCTAATAGTGAATTTATAAGACCCCGGTCCTGGACTCGTTTCATCAAAATTAGAGTTTCCGCTAGATTCTGTGAATTGATACACCCCGGGTGCTGCATCTATGATGTACCGATCCAGTGTTCCTTCGTTGTCTCGCAATTGGTATCGTAATTCTATCTTTTGTTGTTCATTTAAATTCTCTTCTAAGAGTGTTAGAGCTCCGTTGAGAGTTTGTGCTCTCTTATCCACTCCTGTGAGTTCTTTGTCTTTTGTTGAATTAGTATAGGATCCGCCGGTGCCTCTAGTGTATAAAAATTTATCTGTCATTGCATACTCGTTCCACGCCATTGCTTGCACATCGTAATTCGTCCCACCGGCATCGATAGACATTTCTACTCTTGCAATTTTAATTGGTATGTGCCTAGCAGTTATAACTTGTAGAGGATTTCCTTTGGTGTCAAATCCTCGAAATTCTATCTTGATCAAATAAGGACAATCTATATAATCTCTATACCCATTATTAAAAGCTGCAGCACGTAATTTTTCAAATAGTGTGATTCCAAATGGTTCCTGTAATGTCATATTCAACGAGTTAAAACTTACTAATTTTCTTTCTTCATTAGCGGCGTTCAGTCCTTCTATAGTGACACTTTTAAAAAATATGTCATGTCCCCTTTGAAGTATTTTGTTGGACTCATTTAACGATTTTATTGTTTCTGGTTTTAATGTATTGATCATTCTATCCACATATCCTGAACGTGCTGCTGACGATGTAGCAACTTGTCCTTTTTCATTGAATGGAGAATAATTACCTTCATCTCCTATGCCTGCAGATTTAGCGATAACATCGCGAGGTCTGCTCGCAATTATGCTGGTAGGATTTAAAAGTTGCTCTCTAGGTATTGTGGATAACGTAAAAATATAATTGTATGAAGCATATCTATCTAGAACATTCTCTTCGGTTGCCGTCTTCCATCTGGCAGTACCAATCGGAGCTCCTTGCATAGCATCTGAATTAATCGTCATTTGTTATAGGCCTAGATCACTTTTTAAATTGCTTAACTTAGGCAACTGTATTACTTTGCCTGGAGAAAAATCATAGATAGGATCTTCAATAATATCTAGATTTCTTTGAGCAAATACCCACCATAATCTTGGTGTGCCATACAAGTCATACGCTAATAGGTCTGGCCTATAAGCATAAATTCTATCAATGGTGTAAGAGATATCATCTGCTTCTGCTGTTATAGTCCTAGGGATTAAAAAATCCAAACTAATATTATTCTCTAATGTATTAAAATAAGGAGATGTGTTGCTGTATTGAGCCATTAGATAAATCCTACCTCTTTGCTGCTGCCATTAAGACGACCATTAACAAAATCTCTCATGTTAAATTTCTTGATAGTTTCTTTAGAATATACCGGTTGTAATTGTAGAGTTACTGTGCTCAGAGCCGGAGCCCAGGTGTTGTTCTTATCAGGATTGGCAACTACTCCTGCACTTAAATCACTATACAAAGAATTTAAATTTACTCCACCTTTGCCCACCATAGAACTTTGTGTGGTACAAATATAATCTACGTCGGCTCTCATGTCCACGTTAAAATTAGTAACTACCACAGGAACATTATTGAATACATAACTGCCGTATCCGTTCAGTTGTAGAATCGGTGGAGGATTTCCTTTTAAAGAATCGTTCTGTCCTCCAAAGAACATTTTGGTCACTGATCTAAAGAAATGTAACATGGCTACCCAATATTGAGCATCTTCATAATTTTGTACAGGAAATTCTCCTGTCACTGTGAATGAAGGTACCTCACTGTGTCCATAGGCATAAAAAGGATAATTGCTGTGCGTCAATGCCATGGCATTGTAACTGGCAGCATGTTGAATGATAATGCTTGGCGTTAAAGGAAATATTACTCCGCCTTCAGAAGCTAGTGGCCAAAGTACATTGTTTGGTGATTTCTGTTTATTGTCTTTGAATTGCTGTCGAGATCCTCCAAAGAATATATTATTTAAATCACTCTCTGATGGTAAAGTTACCTTAACTCTAAAATCTGTTTGGCCGTTTCTTGTGGTCCACGTAGCATGTGTGTTTAATTGATCAGACGCTTCGGCGCCTCTGCCTAATCCTGCACCAAATAAACGATTTAAAGTGGGATTGGAAGAGATAACTTTATTAACCCCGCCGATAACACCTAAAACTTTGCCTGCTGTGTCTAATAGTCCCATTGTTAAATCCGTTTATTAATAGGTTGTTTTTTCATATAAAATTCAGTATACTATAACAATATTTATAGGCATCATAATAGGCGCACTTTATAATCTCCAGGCAGCAAAGCAAACAACAAAAATAAGGAATTACTATGAAAAGAGTGAATTATCTAAATAACCGCGATCTGCTGGCGGAGATACACAAGAGCAAGAATACCTATTGCTCATATGTTAGTCCCGAAGACAGCGATTATGACATGATTGTTAATGACATTAAAAAGATTAACAATGCCAACATTGCCAAAGCAAGAAAAATACAAGCAAAAAGATTAACAGCTCGAGCGTGGGAAGCTGCTAAAAAATTAGGCAATAAAAGAATTAAAATGAGTGACTATGAAGTATCTCCTAGAAAAGTTAAAAAAACTGATTTAGTGTTTCGAGTGATGATGTTTGATCACATCACTATGGACAGCGAGAGAAAGAAAAATCCTAAAACTCGAGCAGATCATCATACAAAAGTTAATTTTCCTCCATTCCAACATTATAGGATCAACGAAAAAGGACAATTAATTTGCGTGGGCAAAAGTCATTGGATGGGTGGTATGAGCAACGGGCATTTCAGCAATGATCACGGCAAGATCACTCCTAACCTAGCAAATATGTTTTTAAAATTAGCAGAGAGGTACAGTCAAAGGAGCAACTGGCGAGGTTACACTTATGTAGACGAGATGAGATCACAAGCACTAATGCAGTTGAGTCAAATTGGTTTACAGTTTGATGAATCTAAATCTGAGAATCCGTTTGCTTATTACACAGCAGCTATCACAAACTCATTCACAAGAATCCTAAACATTGAGAAGAAAAATCAAAACATTCGTGATGACATATTGGAAATGAATGAAATGATGCCAAGTTATACTCGACAGGCTAAGAATGAAAGTGAGACTGTGGCAGCAAAGAAAAGACAAAAAGAATTGCATGGAGAAGTCAAAGTCTACAGCAAGGCAGCCATTAAAGAATTAAACAAACAATTAAAAGATTCTGGCAAATTATCACTTGCAACAGAGGACAAAACAAAATAATATCCAACTATGGCATTTTTTAAAAAAGCTGCTTGTTTCACTGATATACATTTTGGATTAAAAGGCAACAGCCGAGTTCACAATGATGACGGAGAAGCATTCTGTTATTGGTTCATTGAACAAGCTCAAGCACACGGATGTGAAACCTGCATATTCTTAGGAGATTGGCATCATCACAGAAGTGCTACTAACGTCAGCACCATGAACTACACAGTGAGCAACATGGAAAGATTGGGTAGAGCATTTGAAAAAGTCTATGTGATTATGGGCAATCACGATCTATTCTACAGAGACAAGAGAGAAATTAACAGCATGGAATACTGTAGAAATATTCCTAACATCGAGATAGTGAATAACTGGTTATTAACCGATGACGTGGCAATAGTACCGTGGATAGTCAACGATGAATGGAGAAAGATACAGGATTTAAAACAGAGATATATTTTTGGACATTTTGAATTGCCTTATTTTAAAATGAATGCCATGGTGGACATGCCAGATGTGGGCACAATCAAAGCAGAACACTTTGTGAATCAAGAATACGTGTTCACAGGACACTTCCATAAGAGACAAATAAGAAACAATATACACTACATCGGCAATGCATTTCCGCACAACTATGCTGATGCTGGTGATGATGAGCGTGGTATGATGGTGCTGGAATATGGTGGGCAGCCCAAATACATCAACTATCCTAACATGCCAAAATATCGAAATGTAAAAATATCACAGTTATTATCTGATGCTGACAGCATATTAGCGCCACGAATGTATGTGCGTGTGGGATTGGACATTAAGATTTCTTATGAAGAAGCTAATTTTATCAGAGAAACATTCATGGAAAAATATCAATTGAGAGAACTGCAACTGATTCCAGAGCAGTTGGATCAAGCAGATCAGCCCATGGTTAAAGTGGAAAAATTTGATTCTGTGGATCAAATTGTGATCAAACAGTTAGAAGCTGTGGATTCACAAACCTATGATAAAAAAGTATTAATGGCAATTTATAATAATTTAGATGTTAACCATTAGAGATCTTACAGTAAAAAACTTTATGAGCGTGGGTAATCATACTCAAGCAGTGAACTTTGCTGGCAAAAATTTAGTGCTGGTTATTGGTGAGAACATGGATTTGGGCGGTGATGACGCAGGTGCTCGAAATGGTACTGGTAAGACCACTATCATAAATGCTATCAGTTATGTATTCTTTGGGGAAGCATTGACACAGATCAGAAGAGACAATCTAGTGAATAAAACCAACAGCAAAGATATGTTGGTCACTGTAAATTTTGAGAAGAATGGAGTAAGTTACAAGATTGAAAGAGGAAGAAAACCGCAGGTATTGAAATTCTTTATCAATGAAGTGGAACAAAACTCAGGAGCAGATGGCACTGAAGATAACAATGAGGCACAGGGAGAGAATAGAGAAACTCAAGAAGAGATTAATAAGTTAATTGGTATGACTCATGCTATGTTCAAGAATATCATAGCTCTTAACACTTATACACAACCATTCTTAGCAACCAAACAAGCCGAGCAAAGAGAAATTATAGAACAGTTATTAGGTATAACTCTATTAAGCGAAAAGGCAGAACTGTTAAAAGAACAGATGCGAGTGGCTAAACAGGAATTATCAGAAGAAAAGATGCGATTAGATGCTGTTTTGGTTAGTAATAAAAAAGTAGAAGAGTCTATCAAAACATTTGAATTAAGGAGTGCTGCGTGGCAAACACAGAAGAATCAAGATATTGCGAAATTTGAATCTGCTATAGAAGAGTTAGAGCGAGTAGATATCCAAACAGAGTTAGAGAATCATAAACGACTGGCAAAACATACAGATGATTCTAAAACTCTAAGAAATTTAGAAAAAGAGAAAAGCTATCACGAAGATTCATTAACCAAAGCCACTAGACAGAAAGAACAAACTGTAAAAGATTTAGAATATGCTGAAAAAGCCACTTGTCCTACTTGCGAACAAGACTTACATGGAGAGAAACATGAGCATCTTGTGGACGAACTTAAAAAAGATCTTGAGGAACAAACCCAATATGAACAAACATTGTCTGCAAAATTAAAAGAAATACAAAATAGCATAACAGCTATTGGAGATTTGGGTTCTGTGCCAGACACATACTATGATTCAATCGATGAAGCATATAATCATAAAGGTTCTGTGGAAGATTTAAAAAGACAACTAGAACAAACTCGTGCTAAAGAAAATCCATATCAAGAACAGATTGACGAATTAAACAAAACAGCAGTGCAAAAAATAGATTATACTAAAGCAAATGAGATGGAAGACTTATACAGACATCAAGAGTTCTTATACAAATTACTAACTGCAAAAGATTCTTTTATTAGAACTAGAATCATAGAACAAAATTTGACTTATCTTAATCAACGATTAGCATTCTATCTAACACAAGTTAAGTTACCTCACACAGTGGTATTCTTATCTGATTTGAGTGTGAGAATTGAAGAGTTAGGCAGAGAATTAGATTTTGATAATCTAAGTCGAGGAGAAAGAAATCGATTGATATTAAGTTTAAGCTGGGCATTCCGAGATGTGTGGGAAGGATTGTATCAACAAATCAACTTATTGTTTATAGATGAGTTAATTGATGCTGGTATGGACGTATCTGGTGTGGAAAGCTCAATGGCAGTATTAAAAGAGATGAGTCGAACACAATCAAAAAATATATTCTTAATATCGCACAAAGACGAGTTAGTGTCTCGAGTAAATTCTGTACTAAAAGTAGTGAAAGAAAACGGATTTACAAGCTACGCTAATGACGTAGACATTGTTATATAATTAAGTACTTAAAATTTTTCCAATTCCAAATAGATTATTATCTTTATCTCTTAAAACATGTATGCTGTTGGTTTCTTGTAAACCGTGTTTTTCTGCTAGTGCCTTGTGTGCTTGTCCATGAGTATTCCAAGCATAGTCTTTATCAAGATTATTCATTAAAAAATAACCACAAGCTGTTAAATTTTCATTATACATACCAAAGTGATTTAATAAAGTGATAGAATCTGTTGTTCTTTGTCGCGACCATCTCAATCCAATCCTATTCCATGTTAAGTCTAAACCTTTTGACATACTCATAGCAAAACTTTTAATATTTGGATGATCAAAATCAAATTCTATTTTTCTAGCAGATTGAAACCAACAACCGTCGATGTGTATATCAATGTTTTTTTCTTCACATTCTTTTAAAATATCATTCCAGTGTGGATCTGTATCACAATATTTCCAAGACGGCACACTGACAAGCAATGGAATTTTAGGTTTTAATTCGCCTGGGTTAGTTGATTTCATTCCCATTATAGAGTAATAACTGTATTCAGATGGCAGTATTTGTATGTTCCATGCATATTTCAAACAAACAGACTCAATAAAATTTGTACAACCTATTATGATATCTTTGCAAGTAAATGCTTCCCATCCTCTAAGATCGTTTATTGTTGAAGACTTAAACCATGCATCTGCGTGTTTTATAAATTTTTCTTTGTATGGATTTTCTTGTTTAGAAGAATACCATTGTTCTTTTAATTTTTTTATATGATTGTCGGAAATCGGCCACAATTTGTCTGTTAATTCACTATTCATTGATATAGTATACTCCGTTGTCTCCTCTGCTTGGCCAATAATCTAGCATTGGGCCTTCTCTATAAACATCCGAACTTAAACAATGTAATCCACTATCCCAAAAATAACACATATCAAAATTTGCCACATGTGGTGTTATACCAATACTTTCAAAATATTTAAAAATTTTTTTATTTTCTTTTATTACAAGTATATTTTTTTCATCTACTAATATACAATTAACACTGAATATAGTTTCCCATGGATTACCTAACCATGTATCAGCAACTTTTATTATTTCTTTATTATAATTTGCAAAATGTGCTCCTGGTACCCACCAATTATTATTATGAGTTGGTACCATTGGGCGTTCTTCTAGATACGCAACATTCCATTCTGGAAAACTTTTGTCATATTTGTTTCTGTAAAAACTAGATAATATTTCTTTTTCTTTGAGAGGACAAAAAACACCATCGCTGTGATCTCCTGTGTTCAATATATGCACTCTATGATTTATTGAAAGTTGTTCAGCAACAATTATTGCATTTTGTTTAAATTCTGGTCTGCTATTATCGTAATCAATAAACATATCTCTTCCCATTCTAACTACACAAGGAAAGTTCACCCAGGCTATTGGATCTTTAGATCGATCTATAATTACAACATTTTGATTGTTATCTTTATAAGAATCTATTGCATGTTGAAACGGTTCTATTCCTGAATGATATTGAGGATTTATATATAATGTATCATCTATTGTCATGGCCCAATCACAAGGACACATTGGGGGTTTTATTAGATTACCCTGTTGATCTAGATATGGGTCAACAGAGTTTTCAAATTTTGGTCTAACTACGTTTACTCCTAGATTTTCTAATATTTTACATATATTCTTTAATTCTTTTTGTGTCATTTCTGTTATCTTACAAAAAATATCTTCTGTACGATTATCAAAATGCTTATAAAAAGTTTGTGGATAGGTATCTCCAATCCATATTTCTTTTAATGGATTAATTTGAGAATAATGTTTTATTTTTCCTAAAGTACTCATGTTATTTGTATCTAATATACACGCTTCTTCTCTGTCCGTCTACTATTTCTGGTTGTACAGCATGCCAGCTTTTATCATTATTGAGTAAAGCATATCCTTTATTCCTTTTATACACTATTTCGTGTACTTTGCTGGAAATTTTTGAAGAACTGTACAAACTTGTGCCGGGCTGTTGTTGATCACCTATATAGATTTGTATGGCTAATTTAATTCTAGTGTCGTCTAAATGCGGGATTAGATAATAACCAGGATAATCTATCCAAATGTCTGATGTGTCTGGAGTTAATTTTATACTAAAAATTTCTTCTAAACATGTGGTTATCTTTTTATTTTTAAAAAAAATATTAAGTTCTTTACTAATCTTTTCAGAATAATCTACTCTTCTTCTAAAACTTTTTTCCAATTTCTCTTGTTTCTCTAATGTGGTTAATTTTAATTTTTCTAAATCTATCTTTAATTTTTCCAACCAGATATCATCAAAAAAGTCTTGGTATTCTTGGTAAATTAAACCATTTAAGTTTACCAACGGTGTTTTTTGTATTGACTTGACCACGAAATCTAAGCTATCATTGTGCATGTGTTAATTAATTAGCATCTAACAAAGGAGCATAAAAAATGTCAAATACACATGACTCAATAATGGCAGCTATTCAGACGTACTCTGAAGAGAACCAAAAATTCACTGAAAAGGGAATTAAAGCATCAGCAACAAGAGCTAGAAAAGCTCTAGCAGAACTTGGCAAGCTGATCAAAGCTAGAAGAAAAGAAATCCAAGAAACTAAGAACGCTGAGAAAAACGCAGCCTAATTAGCAAGACGGAATTTAAAAAGCCTGTACATGCGACTGTGCAGGCTTTTTTTATATCTAAATGATAGAAGTAAAAATTTTTTTACAAATAAACATAAATCAGAAAAACAAGATACCTGTTCTTAAAGTTAATAATAATAATATAAAAATCAAAAAAAATATTGTTATTGAGCAGAAATTAAATTATCCTACAGAAAATATAGCATCATTTGAGGTTGAAAATGTATTTGCCGGATCAGCAAGTATAGATATTACCAAAATTGAAATGAATGGCATAGAGACGAATGTTTTCTATAATACCTCATTTGAAATGAAAAACAATCAATATGTAAAAAATGAAAAATTAACATCTATCAACGCTATTTCTTTTAATGGATTATTCCGCCTTGAATTAGATGATTTATACATAAACTCTCACAGGTCTCAGGGATGGCACGTATCAAAAAACAAAAAAGATTTTATATTTCATTATGAATTTACCAATAACAATTTTTCAAATGTTTACAAGGATAGAAATTACATTGGATTTGATTCCTATTTTATTCCTTGCTTTGGTTGTTCTTTTACCTATGGTCCATTTCATAAAGAAAAAGAATCGTGGCCTTTTTTACTTGCACAAGAAACAGGAAAAAAATTTTTAAATTTAGGTGTATGTGGAGCTGGAATAGATTTAATCTATAACAATTTAACCTTGTTATATTCAAAATATAAATTTAAAGAATGTGTGATATTATTTCCCCCTTTCGAAAGAAGAGTCATAAAAAACACAATTAATAATCTTTATTTTAATTTTCCAAACAATCTTGAAACAAAAGACAATTATTTTTATTTCTTTCATGATATTAATATCAAAAAACAGATTATTAAAGTAAAAGAAAAAATATTAAAAGATAATAATAATATATACTCAAAAAAAATATTGTATAAAATTATAAAATTTTGTAATAACAAAAATATCAAATTATTTTGTTCTAGTTGGTCTAACGATGTTTATGATCATTTACAAAATAATAACAATATTGTGTTATTGCCAACATATCCTAATTTAAACATTTTTACAGAACGTTCCAATGACAATGCACATCCTCACAAAAAACATCATGTTTTTTTTGTAAATGAAATAAAAAAAATTATCCAAAAATTTATATAGAATTCCTAAACCATCTCCTTGCTACAGGCGTTGAATGTTTTAAACACCACATAGTCCACTCTCGGTCAGTGAATTTTGCTCTCACTACTATCTTTCCTGGTTCAAAAGAGATATTACAGAGATTCTTTAAATATAATTCTTGTACATGTGGAAAATGTGCTAACCATCCTTCAAATAGTATTTGTGCTTGAAATGCGTCTTCGTACCCGCCCAGGGTTTTTAATTCTCCTATGATTCTAGGTGTGCCATATTGTTTCATACGTCTTTACCAATAATAAGTGATCCATGCACTCGCACACGAATATGTCCGTTATAGTACTGATCTGATTCCAACACTTTTCTTGAGAATTGTTCACGAGCTTCTACGTAGTTTAGTTCTGCTTTGCTGCGACAATAATAAAGTATCTCTCTGCGAAATCGTTCTCTACCCAAGGATTCTATATCGCGATTCAACTGATCACTGCTGCCATAGTAGTCCTGCCAATCGCTGTCCACAGCGCCTCTAATTTTTTTGCGTACTTTTTTTCCGTTTTTTTGCGTGTGCATTTTATATCGCGTAGTTTTGAATCGAGCTAGTTTCTTTCCCACATACATTCTGCCCGACTCTGTGTTGGTAATAAGATACACGAATCCCACACAATCCGTTGGTAATTGTTCCACCGGTTCATTTTTGTAAATCCACTGCATGTCCATATTTAAACTCAAGAATCACTCCAGAATAATATACGCATATTATATACACATGAAACAGGCACTTTAAAATCAAAAAAAATTTCAATAGGCTCTATAGCATCTTTGGTAAAACAGTGAACTACTCCCATTAGCGTGGGCGGCGAATCACTCGATGCAACAGGCAAATGATGGAGCTCTGGGAAACAGATCCAACTCCAGGTCCGTGCGAGATTATCATACAGAGATCGCACAGGCTCGCGTTGTAATGAATGAGCTAACGGGTACAGCACAACCGCCCGGCGTCAGCAGCGATGTATGGAGACTGCGAACTCACCACATGCGTCAGTTCAAGTTGATTCAGCTGGAAACAGCTGAATTACGACTGCTCATCTACCACATACGACGCACGATGCTACGCATCATGCTTACAATCACATCGAAGACAAATGAAACGAGCGCAAGCGAGTTTCAGATGTGCAGAGCACATCTATCACAGTGTTTAAATATCACACATGGAATTAATATTCGATCACATTACCGGCAAACAGGAACAGCAGGATTTTCAACATTTTCGATTGCGTGCATATCTAGATGGCAATGAGGAAGACGATCCATTGGAGCAGGGATGGTTGGCAGATGACACTCCCTATCAGGGTCATGAATGCTGGTATCAGTCGCGCAGCACTCGCATAGAGTTGCGACCGGGCCTGTTAAAAAAACCGCGCAGACGCGAAGTGCGTGGGCAGCCCATACAGATGCTGGAGATACGCCCAGTGGACAGCATGTTGAAGTTGACCGGCATGGAAACTCTCTATCACTCTTTCCTAAAGAAGAAGGGCTATCGCGACCTCTACAATCCACTGCGACACATACATCAGCGAGACAGCTTCCTGGTATACTACATCGACGATGTGAGCAACATGATTGGCTTTACAAAAATTAAAAAATATCGCTGGCAAGATGATGTAAACGATGAAAATTTTGACGATGATGTGCCCTATATGACCGGCATTGAGACTCACATGCACTGCAACACAGAAGACATCGGCATGATATCACTGGAGATGGAGATTGAATGGGCAGCAGCGAAACACTGTCGTTATCTCTACCTAGGGCCAGGCTATGAGAAGAGTTCCATTTACAAGAGTTCGATTCCAGGATTTCAGTGGTGGACTGGTCAGAAGTGGAGCAAGAATGTGGAGCAGTATCGACAGGCCTGCATGAAAGACAGTGAGATTACTCGGATCGCTGACCTAGGCGCCAAGTAACCACATCAGCAATATTCTTTTTAGACCACTGATCATAGTAGCCTTTTTTTTTCAATATTTCTGAGAATCGATTCAGTGTGCTGAGACGTTGACATAGCAATAGAATGTAGCGACCGTTGTTCACTGTCACTCCATGGATCTCTTCTTTTTGACTAGGATGATCTTCCAATACCACCACATCCTTTGGCATGAACACAGAGTTTAATTGATCTACCACATCGTGGGTGTATTTTAAAGTCCATCGTTTGGGATCCAGTATCAGCACCAGTGCGTCAGTTTTATCAAAATCAGTATTCTCAATATGCTGCCAGCAATTGCTGTCAGGTTCTGCTGAAGTCATGTGTATCATTCGCACTCGTCCCTGCAGTCGAGCTTGACGAGCATAAGGACATGCTGGTAATCCTGCAAACACAGGATGTTCCACCTCCACAAACTCTTTCATCCAGCGTGTTATGTATTCTGTGGCTTGCATGTTTTAAAAGAATGGTTGTCCGGTTTTCTTAGTGGTCTCTAAATTATCTTTCACAATATCTGCCACAATGTTTCTTTCGCCAGCACTCATATGCAGCGCTTCTTGGTAAGTTACTCCGCCTCGCATGTACCAGCAGATTTTTAATAATTCGTGTTTGATACTTTTACCTTCACTATCAAGGTCTTTCAAATATTTTATAATGTCAGATTCCGAGAGTGTGAGTAGTTTTATACGAAAAAATTTGCGTTATCAAAAGTGATCGGCACTTCGTATGAGGCAGGAGCGCCTGCTTTGATTTGTTCTTCTGTGGATTTGATTCTAACTGGTTTGATCGAACCCTGCTGTCTTATGTCTGCTAATTTGTTCTCTAAATCTTTGATTGTTTTAGCATCAGCATTCTGTATAAATTCTTTGATTTGATTGCGATCAGTTACCGATTCTCCAGACGGTAGAGTAATTTTTTGTATGTTACTCACTAACAAACTCATGTTAAGGTCACTCAATATTCGGAAACTTTCTGTAAATCTTCGAGTTTTTTCTTCCGCTGTCATTTCGCTCTGTGACACTTGTGCATAGATTCTCTGTTGTTCAAATGTTTTTAATTGAGATTCAGTGATCTGTTTATAAGTTAATGGACTAACCTGCACAGTTAAACCGTCTTGTAGAGTGCATTGATCTGTGATTTGATCTTTTTTTATCTGCTCCAACATCTGTGGTAGATTCACTGTATGAGTTATTGATTCGTTGGTCCCAGGCACTACAGAAGTCATTTCCATAGTTTCGCCATAACTCGCAATTCTAATCGCAATCAACACAGTGTCAATATCATAATTCACCAGTTGCCATGGATCCTGTATTGTGGGGATACAACTACGAATAACATCCACAGTGGCCTGTCCACTCATCATGCTGTCTGGTGTACGGAATGCTAATTCATCCATAGCAGTCATGGGCAGCACAGGGTGTTCGCCTGTGGTAGTTTTTTGTACCACATTTGCAGGATAATATCGCTCTCTACTAGGCAACTGTATGCTGATTTGCGGTTGTCTATAGTAGCGTTTTAACGGGTTTGTGTTTTCTGTCATTTTTGTATTCTATAAATATACACTATAATATATGTGCCTGTCTATATTTATATGGGCATATTTTAGGGGTTTTTAAAGCATGGACGAGCAGGATATTAAGAAGATACTGGAAGCTTCAGCAAAGAGCAATCAAGAGACGAATAAAAAAATCATAAAAGATCTAACCGAAGAGCTAAAAAAAGGTAATTTAAACCCAGCACAGATACGCAACATCAATACAGAGTTAAAAAAACACGCATTGATGTTGAAAATGTCAGAAAAAGATTTAGAAGATTTTAACACGGCTGTTGATAAAGGAACTAAGAAACAGTTGGATTTGTTAGAGGCATCAGAAAAATTAGAAAAAGGTTTTTATCAATCATACAGAGCAGCCGGATTAAGTTCTGCAGCAGCCACAGAAGCAGCAGAAAAACACAAAAAAGCCACAGAGTTTGTAAAAGCATTTGGATCAGCTGCCCATAAAGGATCTGGCAAGATTGACGAGTATACATCAGTATTCAAAGGAAGATTAGGCGGATTTGGCGATGTGGTTGTTGGCATAGGTTCCAGCCTGCAGAGCAACGTAGATATCTATAGAACATTGAGTTCTGTAGGAGCATCGTTCGGTCAAGACCTTGTTAAATTAAGAGAGACAGCAGCCGCAGCAGGATTGCCCATAGAAGATTTTACGAAACTGATCAAAGACAACAGTCAGAGTCTGTCAGCACTGTATGGCAGCACCACTCTAGGAGCCACTAATTTTAGCAGGCTGTCTAAAGAATTTAGAACTGCCAACATAGAATATCTAGCACCGCTAGGTTTGACTGTGGACGATCTAAACGAAGCACTATTAACCACACTGAACATATCACGTTTGACTGGCAGTATTGACATTAGAGATACCAAAACTCAGCAGGCTGCTGCAAGAGAATTAGTTGTAGAGATGGACAAATTATCCAAACTCACAGGTCAGAGTCGCCAATCATTGCAAAAAGAATTACAAGCTCAGATGACACAGACCAACTTTATGTCATTCATGAGCAAGCAGACCAAAGAGACACAGCTTAGACTACAGACTTTCGCTGCAGGTATAACCAGTTTTGCGCCAGAACTTAAGACCGGATTGTTGGATTTAATTGCCAGCCAAGGAGTGCCTACTACAAAAGCCGCCGAAGAATTAGTGATGATCATGCGAGGGTCTGGAGCCATAGTAAAACAATTAACTAGCGGACAGATCGACACTGCCACGGCTCTAAGGATGATGCAGGATGAAGCCAAATCAAGTAAGAAAACTTTTGGAGATCTTGCGGACTATGGCGTGGTACCTTTTATAGATAAACTGCTTGGGGGAGTTAATAGATTTGCTACAGCTCAAATGAACCTTGACTCAGTATCTGCAGAAGCACTGAAAAGACAGAGCTCACTAACCAATTCATTGAGCCAATTTGAAAATGCTTCAAAAACACTCAGCGCCAGCTTCCAATCAATCGAAACTGGATTTTTTGCCTATCTAGGCGGAACACTGGGCAAAGGCATTGATGGCACAAACATGGGAGTCCAAATGTTGGCAGCAACCATAAATTCCATGAGTCCTGCTACCAAAGCATTGCTTTATGTAGGAACGAAATTATCCAGTTACATTCTAGACAAAGCCACACAGATAGGAGTGGTGTACGCGGGCACATTCATGGCACTGAAGCAGGCCAACATGGCAGGAGGAGCCAGCATGTTCAGCGGCATGGGAGGCACGGCCAAACAGGCAGGCAAATCTTTTATCAAATCACCCATGGCGGGGTACGGTGTGGGCGGACTGGTCGCCGGGGTGGGATCAAACCTAGCGGGATCGGAAACTGAAACTGGAAAAGCATTAGGAGTGTTATCTGGAGCGCTGACCGGAGCCGCAGTAGGATCTTATTTTGGACCAATCGGCACTGCAGTAGGAGCAGTAGCAGGGGGATTAATGTCCATGGCCGGACAGGCCGATTACAGTGGCAAAGTACACCCTGTTAGCAGGGCTAGCGGAACTCTAGGAGAAATAGGTTTACCATTTGAGCCCAAAACCACCATGTTAAAGGTGCATGCAGGCGAAAGAGTGCTAAATCCGGAAGAAACCGCTGATTATAACAAAACTGCACCCGATGCACGTCAAACTCAGTACATGATGGAATATAACCAAACAGCCAAACAGCTATTGGAAGCTACCAAAGCCACCAATGAGCTATTAAATAAGCAAGTAGCAATAGCAGTGGCTACAGAGAAGAATACCAAAAAAACATATCAAATGGTTGATAAAGTGGGGCCTTCTCTAGTATAATAAGTGAATAAAATATGAGTTGGAAAAAATATTTCAAAGAACCACAAGGATCGCCCATAAGCGGAGATAAGGTACCTAATTTCGCAAAAAGAAATTATTCATCGTATCTGCCTGATGTGTACACAGGACATCCGAACAGAATACAGAGATATTTTCAATATGATCAAATGGACAATGATTCAGAGATCAATGCAGCTCTGGATATTCTTGCAGAATTTTGCACACAGAGCAATGAAGAAAACGAAACACCTTTTGATCTTGTGTTCAAAGACGATGTCACAGAGACCGAAGTAAAATTATTAAAAAAAGCTCTACAACAGTGGACCAAGAGCAACAGATTCACTAGAAGAATATTTCGTATCTTTAGAAACTGTCTAAAATACGGAGATTGTTTCTTTGTAAGAGATCCAGAAACCAACAAATGGTTATACATGGATCCTGCGAAGATTGACAGGATTATCGTTAACGAATCTGAAGGCAAAGTACCAGAGCAATATATTATTCGAGACATCAATCCTAATCTACAAAAATTATCTGTGACACAGATTGCACCCAACCAATTGTATGGTGGCACAGGCACAGGACCATATCAACAGAACTATGCAGGTGCTGGTACAGGATTAAACACTAGCTATCCAACCGGAGGCTCAGGCGGAAGATTCTACAGAACCATGAATCAATACAACATAGAAGCCGAACACGTGGTACATATGAGTCTATCAGATGGTATGGACAATCTATTCCCGTTTGGTCAATCAGTGTTGGAACAAGTATTCAAAGTTTACAAACAAAAAGAATTATTAGAAGACGCAATCATCATTTATCGAGTACAAAGAGCACCAGAGCGAAGAGTATTCTATATCGATGTGGGCAACATGCCGACACACTTGGCGATGCAATTTGTTGAGCGAGTTAAAAACGAGATCAATCAAAGAAGAATTCCTAGCACATCGGGCGGAATGAGTTATATCGACGCCACATATAACCCAATGAGTATCAATGAAGATTACTTCTTCCCACAAACAGCAGAAGGTCGTGGATCGAAAGTGGACACACTGCCAGGTGGAACTAACCTAGGAGAGATTGACGATTTAAGATATTTCACTAACAAATTGTACAGAGGTTTAAGAATTCCAAGCTCATACTTGCCTACAGGTGCAGATGACGGAGCTCAACAATACAACGATGGTAGAGTGGGCACAGCATACATTCAAGAATTAAGATTTAACAAATATTGCGAAAGATTACAGAGTTTGATTGCTCCAGTTTTTGACGAAGAGTTTAAACTATGGATTAAAAATAAAGGTTACAGTATCGATAACAGCACGTTTGAAATTAAATTCAATCCACCACAAAACTTTGCACAATACAGACAAACAGAGATGGATCAAAGTCGAGTGGGAACATTTGTACAAGTGGCGGAGTTGCCTTACATGAGCAAACGTTTTGCATTGAAAAGATTCTTAGGATTATCTGAAGAAGAAATGGCACAAAACAGCACATTATGGTCTGAGGAGAATGCAGTGGCACAGAAGAAACAGACCAAAACCACAGAATTAAGGACTGCTGGAGTCAGTCAATCAGCAGTGCAAACTGATCTAGATCAATTTGAAAATCCAACTCCAGAAGCAGGAGCAGCAGCACCAGGTTCAGCACCTACAGGACCAGGTGGAACACCAGGCACTACACCAGGCGGCGGGGCTACTGTATAAAACAATACAGTAAATGACCGAAATAAAAAAATATCAACAAAAATACATTTGTCATAGACCATGGACTTCTTTGGATGTAAATCCTATGGGAGAATTTAGACCCTGTTGCATATACAACGAACCCATCAAAGACGATCAAGGCAACAATCTTTCTGTGCATAACAGTTCTATCAATGATGTTATAAATTCCAATTACATGAACAATCTTCGACAAGAATTTCTATCTGGTAGTAAACCCAAACAGTGCGAAGCATGCTGGAAAGAAGAATCAGCCGGAAAAAAATCACAAAGAATGCACATCTGGGAAAAACCAAATTTTAATCTATTAGGAAAATATAACATTGAAAAAAACATAAACACTCTATACGATTTAACCATGCGTTTAGGTAATATCTGTAATCTAAAATGTAGGATATGTAATGAAATTTCTAGTTCTCAGTGGTCCAATGAGAAAATAAAAGAGAATAAAAATAATACTGTTGCAGTTGAACGTCTTAAAAAAATTAATCAATTAGGACAATGGCCTAGACAATCTGTAAAATATTTTGAAGATTTAGATTCAGTATTAGAAAATATTAGATTTTTTGAATTTACAGGCGGAGAACCTCTATTGATTGAAGAACAATTTTCTATATTACAAAAATGTATCGCTACAGGATCTGCTTCAATGATAGAAGTACATTATAATACAAACGGCACAGTGTATCCAGAAAATGCGATAAAAAACATATGGCCTAAATTTAAAAGAATAGAACTAGCATTCAGTATCGACGATGTAGCAAAGAGATTTGAATATCAAAGACACTCTGCTGTATGGAGTGACGTTAAAGAAAATATCTATAAAATAAAAAGTGCAGGTATGAATAATCTTTCTACACAGATTTGTACCACAATAAATGTCATGAACATATTGTATCTAGACGAGATTGAGCAATTTATTAAAGAGTTAAAACCAGACTTCTGGCATATTAATATACTCCACAAACCCATTGAGTTTGATGTACAAAGAATACCACAAGCAATTAAAGAAAAAATTAATGATAAATTTAAAAATCATACAAAAAGCGATGAAATAACAGTTGCTTTGAATTATATGAACAACAAAGATTACAATATTACCGATTGGAAAGAGAAATTAATGTATAAAATTGCAAAAGTTGATAAAAATCGTGGGGAAAATTTTGAAAAAACATTTCCAGAACTCTACGGTTTAATACAATAAATAACATTATGCGCTTAACAGAAATGTGGTCATATACTCCGCAAGGATTTGAACAAAACAAGAATTACAATGCAGAAGACGATATTTCGATATTAGATTCTGATGACACTCGTAAAACTCGTTTAAAACTGCGAGATATCAACAAAATGCGACTTGCTAGCGAAGCACACGACAAAGATCAAAGAGAACAAGCAGAGTTTGTTCAAAAGATGTACGGTCAACCAGCAGCAGCCGAAGACAACCTATCACTTTAATATAATGTCCAACACAGCTTTTGTACTGGGCAATGGCGAATCACGCAGAGGCATACAAATTGCAGATTTAAAGAAACATGGCACTGTGTTTGCTTGTAACGGCGTATACAGAACCGAAGAACCCGATTATCTCATAGCAGTAGATCCCAAAATGATTCTAGAGATAGCCGAAACCGAATATCCTAAAACTCACGAAGTATGGAGCAATTACAATCATCAGTATTCAAAAAATGAGAATGCCAAGAATTATGTGAAATGGTTTCAACCCAGCCTAGGATGGAGTTCAGGACCTACAGCTCTAAAAATGGCATCAGATAAAAAATTTACCAAAATTTATATACTAGGGTTTGATTATCAAGGACACCCACGCGATGGCAGCAAGAAAAGTTTCTACTTTAATAATGTATTCAAAGACACTCGTAACTATAAAAAAAGCAAAGACGAGGCCACTTATTATGGTAATTGGATGAATCAAACCAAAAGAGTGCTAACAGACTATCAACACATACAATTTTTCCGTGTGGTACCTAAAAATGCGTTCAAACCGCACGATTTGGAGTTTAATACAAACTTTAAACACCTAGATATTGACGAATTTCTACAGATACATAATATACAGAGACAGAGTTAGCCAAAAACCACCGTTTTTGAGCCAAAAGTACCGCTTTATTTCGCCGGTCGCTTAAATAATACACTTTATAAAGTATAAAAACAACTTGCCAATAAGGAGCACGTGCAATGACACAATCAACAAACAAATTTGAGCAATTGCTTGAATTATTAATTAACGAAGAGAATGATAAAGCGCAGGCGCTATTTCATGAAATCGTTGTAGAAAAATCTAGAGACATCTATGAAGGTTTAGCAGAAACTGAAACCAAAGAAGAGTCTAAAGAAGAAGTTAAAGAAACTGAAAAAACAGAAGTAAAAGCAGAAACAGTAAAAGAAACTGAAAAAACTGCTGAAGTTAAAGAAACTGAATCAAAAGACGAAACAGTTGACGAAGAAGTTGAAATTGAAGAAACTTCAAAAGAAGAAGAATCAATTGAAGAAGTTGGTGGCGATGCTACTGATGACTTAATCTCTGACGTTGAAGGTGACGAAAACGGCGATGCAGAACAGGGTGCAGAAGCAAACGGTGACGAACCAGCTGCTGATGTACAAGCTGACGCTGGAATCGAAAACAAAATTGTTGACTTAGAAGATGCTTTAGAAGAATTAAAAGCAGAATTCGAAAAAATGATGAACGGCGAAGAAGGTTCTGAAGAAAAATCAGAAGAATCAGTAGCTGTTGCTCAAGACGCTCAAGCTGAAGTAGCTGCACCAGTAGCTCAAGAAGCTAAAAAAGATGATATGAAAAAGGAAACTGTGAAAGAGTACAAAATTAAGAAAAACGCTGACACAGCTGACCATTCAGACAAATCTGCAAAATCTCCAGTCGCTAAGAAAAACGACATGGGCGGAACTGCTAAAAACGTAGCACAAGCTCAGGAAGATAATGCTAAAGTATCTGTTGCAAAAGCAAAAGATATGGGTGTTACATTTGAAAACGAACCAGGTAAAGACAAAGCAACTTCTTTCAAAAAAGAAGTAAAAGCTGACAATACTGATGGTTCTGACAAATCAGCAAAATCTCCAATTACTGCTGCTAAGAAGTAAGCAATAATAGAGAAAAAAGGGAGCGGAAATGTCACTGTATCTAAGAGAACATTTAACCTACGATCAGGCTAGGATGGAAGTCTTGCACGAAGGCAAGGAAGGCAAGGACCTTTACATGAAAGGTATCTGCATCCAAGGCGGCATTAAGAATGCTAATCAAAGAGTTTACCCAATTAATGAAATACAAAAAGCGGTAAAAACTCTTAATGATCAGATCACATCAGGTTATTCTGTTTTAGGAGAAGTGGACCACCCTGATGATTTAAAAATTAATTTGGACCGTGTTAGTCACATGATTACTGATATGTGGATGGACGGTCCAAATGGATACGGCAAGATGAAAATCCTGCCAACACCAATGGGCCAACTAGTGAAAACTATGTTAGAGTCTGGAGTTAAACTAGGTGTATCTAGCCGAGGTTCTGGAAACGTTTCAGAATACGGTGGAGGACAAGTTAGTGATTTCGAGATTATAACAGTGGACGTAGTGGCACAACCTTCAGCACCAGGTGCTTACCCAACTGCAATTTACGAACATTTGTTGAATACAAAGGGCGGAAATAGAGCAATGGGTCTGGCTGCTGAGATTAGAGATGATAAAAAAGCACAGAAGTACCTTAAAGAGGCGCTAACCAACATAATAAAGGACCTAAAATAATGTTCGACGCAATACAAAAACTGGTTGAATCAGGCGTTATCGGAGAAGAAACTCAAAAGTCTATCCAAGAAGCTTGGGAAAACAAAGTTAAAGAAAATAAAGAGCAGGCTGCTGCTGAACTTAGAGAAGAATTCGCTAAGAGATACGAACACGACAAAAACAACATGGTAGAAGCTATCGACAAGATGATGACTGCTAAGTTAAGTGAAGAAATCACTAAGTTCGTTGAAGACAGAAAAGCACTTGCAATGGAAAAAGCAACATACAAAGAAAACGTAGGCAAACACTCTGCAAAATTAGAATCATTTGTAATGAACAAATTAGCAGAAGAGCTTAACGAGCTTAATGTTGACAGAAAGAGTGTACACGAAAACTTCTCTAAATTAGAAGAATTTGTAGTAAGTGCTCTTGCTAGAGAAATCAAAGAATTCCACGAAGACAAAAAAGGTGTAGTGGAAACTAAAGTTAAATTAGTAAAAGAAGCTAAAGAACAAATGAAAAAACTAAAAGAAGCTTTTATTACTAAATCTGCCAAAGTGGTTGAAGACGCAGTGACTAAAAAATTGAGTGAAGAATTAACTCAATTAAAAGAAGATATCACTGCTGCTAGACAAATCAACTTTGGTAAAAAAGTTTTCGAAGCTTTCGCTTCAGAATATCAATCTTCTTACTTAAATGAGAAGAGTGAAACTGCTAGACTATTAAAAGTAGTTGATGAGCAGATGCTGAAAATAGAGGAAGCTAAGAAATCCATCGAAGAGAAACAAGCGGTGATTGAATCTAAGGAGCAAGAAATTGCTAGATCCAAAGATTTGATGGAACGCAAGGAAACGATGGTTGAGTTGCTCAAACCGTTGAGCAAAGACAAAGCGGATGTTATGAATCAATTGCTTGAATCAGTTCAAACAAAAGACCTAAAATCTGCTTATGCGAAGTATCTTGCTCCAGTGATGGACGATAAGTCAACTGCTGCTGCTGGCAAAAAGATTATATCTGAAGCCAAAGGTGACAGATCACAAAGAGAAGATGCTGATTTAACAAATATCCGTAAATTAGCGGGTATATAACACTAAACAAAAAGGGAAACGATCAAATGTCAGAACTATTTGAATCAAAATGGGGCGAAACAAAAGCCGCATTGACCGAAGGTTTAAGTGGTAACAGAAAAAAGACTTTAGATATCGTTCTAGAAAATACTAGAAGAGCGTTATCTGAGTCTGCTACTGCAGGTGCTACAAGTGCCGGCAACGTTGCTACATTAAACAGAGTAATACTACCAGTAATCAGACGAGTACTTCCAACCGTTATCGCTAACGAGTTAGTTGGTGTACAACCTATGACTGGTCCAGTGGGACAAATCCACACTTTAAGAATAAGATATGCTGAAGCATCTAGCGGTACAACTACAACAACTGCTGGTGAAGAAGCGTTATCTCCATTCAAGATCGCTGAAGCTTATTCAGGTGACAACTCTTCTACAAAAGCAGGCGCAACTGCTTCTTTAGAAGGTACTCCTGGAAAAAAATTAAGCATCCAGATCTTAAAACAAGCTGTTGAAGCAAAATCAAGAAAACTATCTGCAAGATGGACTTTTGAAGCTGCTCAAGACGCTCAGGCACAGCAAGGTATCGATATCGAAGCTGAAATCATGGCCGCTTTAGCACAAGAAATTACTGCTGAAATCGACCAAGAAATCATCGGTTCGTTATTAACATTGGCAGGATCTGCTAACCAGCAAGCATTCGACCAATCAGCTGTATCTGGAACTGCAACTTTCGTAGGCGATGAGCATGCGGCACTTGCAATCTTGATCAACAGAGTTGCTAACACAATTGCACAAAGAACTAGAAGAGGTGCAGGTAACTGGGCGGTGGTATCACCAACTGCTTTAACTATACTTCAATCAGCTACAACTTCAGCGTTCGCAAGATCAACTGAAGGTACGTTCGAAGCTCCAACTAACACTAAATTTGTTGGAACATTGAACTCAGCTATGAGAGTGTACGTTAACGCTTACGCTTCAGATAACACATCTGTATTAATTGGTTACAAAGGTTCGTCAGAAGCTGATGCTGCTGCGTTCTATTGTCCATACATACCGTTGATGTCATCTGGCGTTGTGCTAGACCCATCTACTTTTGAACCAGTAGTAGGCTTCTTAACAAGATACGGTTACGTAGAGTTAACAAACACTGCGTCATCTCTTGGTAATGCTCAAGACTACTTAGGTACAGTAACAGTAGACTCAACAACTTTAAAATTCAAATAATCGTAAGATTAGAGAGTTTTGTAAAAAGGGCGGCTTCGGTCGCCCTTTTTTATTGGCCGAAGAGTATTTTATACTCACATAATCAAAATATTTCATTGTCATACGGATCGCAAAGCAAATCTAGAGTTTTAATTCTCCTAGATACCATTTAAATATTTCTACGGACAATTATGTTCGTCGCAACAATGTGAAAGGAGATCCACGATATGGATATCTTGAAACAAGTAAAAGCGTGGGCTGCAACACTTGCAGAAGTGGGTGTGAGCCTAATCGCCCTTGGAATCGTGTTAGAGATTCTGTTCAAAGGACAAGCAATACCGTTCTTGTCTACCGGCAGTATCATTGGTACGATCACCGCGATCATCAAAGGCTTCTCAGCAGAAGGTCTTGTGGGACTGGTAGCAATCTATGTTCTATACGGCATCTACAACAAGAAGTAATTGATGTAGTAGTAACTGGGGGCGGTGTAGACGTGCATCGCCCTTTTATCACATCACTTAATTTTTTTAAAATCTCAATAAATAAGAGCAGTTCAAATTGTGCTCCACAATGGTGTGGGGACTTATGCGGATAACCACCGCGTAGCTGGTAGAACCGGCATTGGACTCCTAAACAAAGGAGAAAACAAATGGGAAGACCCTTAAACAAATCACGATTTAGTGATCTAACAACACCAGAAGGTACAGCAGGCAAGATTGAAGTTACTGCTTACTATCAAACAGGTGGATCTTTACAGCAAGGTGATAATTCTTTTATCATTAGCCAAAGATCTTCTAGAAAATTTAAAATACATCAACAGAGCGATTCAACTGATGCTGTTTTAGATTTGAGAGCAGTTGCTCCAGCAAATTTGACTGAAGGTCAATTTTGCGTGAGAGTGATACTGGATGACTCTACAGTGGCGTATGTAGAAAAATTCTACAACAACACTGTACACTATCGTGTAAACTCTACAGACGGATTTACCGACGGTACATCAGGATGGGTGAAATACTCTCTAGGCTCAGAAACTGCGGGTGCAGACTCTACACCAGTATCTGGACAGGGTGTTATCGACGTTATCTAATAACGATATTAACAGTGCAAGGGAGGGTTTTGGCTCTCCCTTGTGCAGTAATAAATACAAGTAACATATGGCAAAAACACTACGCACATCAGGGGATTATACAATACGAGCAGGAGCCGGCACAGCAGGCACTAATCAAATAGATTTTGATTCAAAAACAGTTAGAGTACGCGGAGATTTAATAGTTGATGGTGACCAAACAATAGTTAACACAGCCACTTTATCTGTAGAAGATACTTTTGTAGAATTAGCAAGAAACAATTCAGGAGCTTCTCTAGATGCAGGAATATATGTCAACAGAGGCACAGCTGGTAACAATTCTGTATTCTATTGGGACGAGAGCGAAGATGCATTTAAAGCAGCAACCACAACCGATGGAGCAGGTGTTAGTCCATTAACATCAGCAACTTTAGCAAATGTTAGAGTAGCAGAGCCGGCAGATAATTCAGATGCAGCTACTAAAAATTATGTGGATACTGAATTATCAGCAGTTACTTCGTTGGATCTTAGCATAGTGGGAGACGATTCGTCTGCTGTAGTATTGCAAAGCGGAGACACTTTAAAAATTGCTGGAGGAAGTAATATCAACACAGCAGTATCTGAACCCGACACAGCAACAATTAATTTAAATAACGATTTAATTAACATTACATCTATAACATCAGATTCTAGCAACAGTAATTTAACTTTAACTGCCAACGGTACTGGCAGTGTAACTATTAATAATATTTTAACATTCAGCAGCAATGCTTCCACACCCACAGCAGGATCAATTACTAAAGTATACAGTAAAACAGTGGGCGGTGGAGGAACCGGCGTATTTTTTGTTAATTCAACAGTAGATTCTGGCACAGAAGGAGAATTGATAAGTAAGAAGAAAGCAAGAGCTTATGCAATTGCTCTAGGATAAAAATATGGCTATTACAAATTATTCAGTAGGAACAGGAACAGGAACAGCAGCGTATAACAATACCACAGGAGCCGAAGTTGCTGTCACAGTAATTTATATTACAAATACCACAACATCAGACGGTAACGTAGATGTATATGTGGTACCAAACGGTGGTTCAGTAGGACCACAACATAAAATTTACAATAATCTTTTAATTAGATCTCAAGACACATACATTATTGATTCTGAAAAATTAATTTTAGAAAACGGTGCTAAAATCTATATTGCCTCTCCAGATTCTTCAGCACAATTTAATGCCACAATATCAACTATAGGAATCTAATTCATGGGTAGATACGTAAAGAACTACGCCATAAATGATCAAGCACTGGCATTAGGCATAGTTAATACATCAACGACAGATAGACCAGCTGGAAAAAATGGACAAATAATTTATAACACAACAA